GAAATTATTGTAACAGAACCAGAGCCAACTGAAACACCTTGTCCAGAAACTACAACTGAAACTACAACTGAAACTACAACTGAAACTACAAGTGAAAGAGAAATTACTGTAACAGAACCAGAGCCAACTGAAACACCTTGTCTAGAAACTACAACTGAAACTACAACTGATAGAGAAATTATTGTAACAGAACCAGAGCCAACTGAAACACCTTGTCCAGAAACTACAACTGAAACTACAACTGAAACTACAACTGATAGAGAAATTACTGTAACAGAACCAGAGCCAACTGAAGAACCTTGTCCAGAGACAACTACAAGTGAAACTACAAGTGAAACTACACCTTGTCCAGAAACAGAAACTTCATCAGAAATTACTACTACAGAAGAACCTTGTCCAGAGACAACTACAACTACAAGTGAAGAGACAACTACAACTACAAGTGAAGAGACAACTACAACTACAAGTGAAGAGACAACTACAACTACTGATGATATTACTATTATAGATTTAAATACTGAAGTCCCTCTTAGAAAGAGGTTTTATAGAAGATTTTTAAGAGCATAATATGTTACAAATAAATAATATATATATTAAATATATTATTTACAATGTTTTTATTTTGTATAATTATTGTTTTTTTGTAGGTTTTTTTATTAAAGATTGAAATTTTTTTGGTAATTTTGATGTATTAAAAGATTTATCTAATGAATATGTATCAATTAAATAAGAATTTTCTATAATATAACTATAAGTTATGTCTTGTATATTTAATCTTTTTGTTTTTGTAAAATTGCCAATATAAAAAATATCATATATTTTATCTGCTATTGTATTTTTAAGACCACGATAAGATTTAGTGATATCTTTTGGATAATTATCAGAGGTATTTTCTGGATAATCTGATGTATATACAAAAGATTCTTTTGGATTAAATAATTTATCAATTTCAGAAACGAAATATTTTGGAACATTTTTAATCGCTTTTATAGAATCTATAAAATCAAATAAATCATAAAATTCTTGACCATTTTTTGTTATATATTTTAGTCTATCTTTATAATACCAAGAGATATATAATTTATTAGGAATCCAAGAAAACCCAAAATCAGATATTATAAAAATATATCCTAGATTTGGTAAATAATAATCTACACCATCTAATTTATAAATCCAATATCCACCAGATTTTACTTTTTGGACTAAAATATTACCTATATGTAAATCTGTGTGTAACATATTAAATATTCGTTTCAATGAAGATAATGCATACATTATTTGGAAAAGAGCATTGAACCAAATTTGATTACTATGGCCCTTTTGAATCCAAGATTCAAATGTATAATTTATATATTCATTATACAAAGTTATAACATTATTTTTATAATCCCAGTGGTAATTAACTGCAAAATTTGGACATATATTTTGAAAAACTAATTGATTTGTTAAAGTTGATGATATAATTTCTATTAAACTTGGTTTTTTAAATGACCGATTACTATAAAATAATGTTAATATTTCATCTGGTGTAAGATTTAATTCACTTTTAGTTATACCTTTATCACTTTTTATGGTTTTTAAATTAATTTTTTTCATTACAAATTGATTAGCCTTTTGTTTCGGACCTTTAAATATAGCTTTATATACAACTCCTTCTACACCAGAAGCGAGTTCTTTTTTTATAAAAATATCAGACAAATCTTTATATACATACGTATTCGTTCGTTTATTTTTTAATGTATATAAATCTTCTAAGGTTTTTATAAATTTGTTATATTTAGAAACTCTTAATGATACTAACCATTCCATTAATATATAAAGTTAAAAAAAATTAACTTAAAATATTTAAGTTAAATTTTTAATTAAATTAGTCAAATAAATTTAAATCATTAATTCTATAAATATTTTTATTTAGTTGTTTGTTTAATTCTAATGCTCGTTGATTATATGCTTTTGCTGCATCAATTTCATTTACAAATGTTCCTAAATAAATTTGTTTTTTATTAAAAACTAATAAAGCTGTGTATTTATTTTTTTGTTTTGAAAATGTTACACCATGATACTTGCTACTTTTGTTTTTAATATATTTATTTTTATTTTCAGTATGAATATCTTTAGGAATTGTTATATAATTGGGTATTTCGTTTAATATATATTTTGTATTATAAGTGTTATTATAGTATAAAGCTTGTTGATTATATAACTTAGCACATTCTATTTCGTCTTCGTGTTCACCCAATACATATGATTTTTTATTATATTTAATTGAAGCTTTATAATGTTGTCTTGATTTGATATAATCAACACCAATATATTTTGATGTTTTCTTTTCTAATAAATATTTCTTATTATCTGATAAAACATCTCTAGGTTTTGTTATAAAATTAGATATATCATTTAATGAGTAATTTGTACGTTCAGTTTCGTTAATAAAACAGGCATATTCGTTATATACCTTGGCACCATCTATTTCAGTATCATAATAGCCAAGAAATATATTTTTATAATTATGTTTTAAGACAACATGCCATTTTTGTTTGCCATTATTCCAAGAAACACCTTTGTAATTACCAGTTTTATTTTTTACTTTCTGACCTGTTAATTTAAATACATTTGTTTCTTTAATATCTTCTTTAATATCTTCTTTAATATCTTGTTTAACATCTTGTTTAATTTCTTCAATTAAATTATAGTTTATTTGGGATACATCTTTTTCTGTTTTTTCCACAAGATCTTCATAATTAGAAAAATTAAATTCATCATAAAACGTCTTTACAGAATTCATTACATACATTGCATATTTGATTTGATAATCGTCTGATAAATAAAACCATTCTCTTCGGCCTTTGATATTAAATGGTTGAAGTACAAAATGAATTGAACGTTCAACTGAATCAATATCATAAGTTTCTATTTCAAAGTGTAAACGTAAAGATTTTTCACTTGAACTAGTATTTAAATTTCGAAGTCTTCTTTCTGTATTATTAGCCATACCTATTTTATAATGTCCAGGTTTAGATAAATCGTTTATTAAATAAATAAATCCACATTTTCTCATATTAAATCCATGTGTTTCTGGTTTATGTTCTAATAATTTTATCTTTTTATCCTTTTCTTCAAGTTGTCTTTTTAATTCTATAGATTCATTAAATATAATATCGTCTAATATTGCACCTGCCCATTTTCTAAATTTCTTTGCTATTTCTTTTTTTGAGTTATAAAGTAAACGATAAACTCCTTGTGAAGTTAAAAAAATTGTATCTTGTTCACAACCTCGTAGGTCGTAAGCTTTCCTTACAACCTGTTCGTCTTCATCGTAATTTTGAATTGATACTCTGATATTTGATAAATTAAGTGCTTTACCTATATCGGATGCTTTAAAGTAATATATTTTTTTATTATTAATTTCCTCGTGTAATATTGATATAGGGTTATTTTCAAATGCTTTAATTATACAATTATTATCTGTTTTTATCTCTTCGTTCATTTCTTAGGTTGTAAAGATGTTATGACGTCTTATAGTATTTTATTTTTAAATTAAAAACGCATCAATTTAAAATAAGATATTAAATTTTTTGGCTATTTCTTTTTTCGACTTATAAAGTAGACGATAAACTCCTTGTGAAGTTAAAAATAAAGCCTGTTGAGTACCACCTTCTGGGGTATAAGCTTTCCTTAACCCCCGCTCATCTTCGTCGTAATTTTGTATAGATACATTAATATTAGATAATTTCAAAGCATTACCTATGTCACTTGCTCTGAACCAATAAATTTTCTTATTATCTATATTTTCCTCTATGATAGAAATAGGATTGTTTTCAAAAGCTTTTACTATACAATTTGGATTATTATTTTCTGTCATAGGGTTCTAACTGGTTATATCCCCTATATGTATTATATTTTTAAATTAAGAACACACTACATTCCAATATTAAAATAATTTTTATACGATGATTCAAAGTTAATTCTGAGACCATAAGTAAAGACTTGTGGGCGTTTACTTCGGATATAATTACATATATTTTTGAATTGTGTTAATTGACAATTAGTTTTTGGAATTTCATTTAATTCGACGTATTTATGGTCTAAAAGTACCTTGATTAGAGCTGCTGTTACAATTGCTGATCTTTGCTTACCAGCATGGCAATTAATTAGAATTTTTTTATTTTCAATGGTGTATTTTCGTAATAATAAAGGTACAATAATTTTAAAATAGTGTTCCATTATAATAAAATCACGTTGTAATAAAGAATCGTTTACAGGTATTCTAAATGTTTCTATATTATATATAGAACATAAATCTAATGAATTAATATTATTATATTTTTCTTTTTTTAATTTTTTATCTATAATATCATGAATTACAGGAATATTAGATGTACAATTAACTATCATATCTATTTTATTATCTATTAAAAAATTAATATCATGTGCAGCCTTATAATTTCCTAACCATAAATTCGGTAAAATTTTATCAACACTTGTTGTTGTATTAAGAAATGAACTAGTAAATTCATATAAAGTATTATATAAATAATATAACATCAACTTAATATTACAAAATAAATAAATATTACTTTATTAAATGTAATGTAATTAATTTAAATAAAAAATATTTAGATTGAATAAGAGAATAAGAGAATATTATGAAAAAAAGATTTATTATAGAAAAAGAATCTACTGCAAATACTAGTTCATATGATGATACTACGAGCTCATTTCAAACTGATACAATTTCTGATGAATATTATACAGAAAACGAAGGGTCATTTAATGGATATCCGTTTTTAAATATAGCCAAAACAAAATATAGAAAACCAAGTAATGGTACTAAACAAGATCTTTTTACAAAAGATGAAATTATAAGTCGTTTAGAAAATACTATTCCTTTAAAAAGTATGGAAGAAAAGAAAATTTTAACAAAATTGCCATATTTTAAAACTTGGGTCAGATATTACAATACTAAAACTAAAAAATTTAGAATAGGAGGACATTTAATGAAAGTTGTTTATCCGGATTATGTAGTTTTAGTTAATTTAAATAATAAAATATCATGGACAGTTCAATTAAAAGATTGTATATTTTATATAACTGATCCAAGATTAAAACAAGATGATACAAATGATACAGTAACAAATGATATTGTAAATACAAGTAAAAAATTTAACAATTATAATATTAAAAAAGATTCAAAAGATAATATGGAAGATAAAATAAAGGATAAATTATATACTTTATACAAACAAGGTAAATTATCTAGATTAGAATGATTATTACTTTTAAAAAAAGTAATATCAAAACCATTACATTATTGTAAAAAAAGTAATATTTTTAATTTAAAATTTAATTATTATATTTAATTATGAATTCTAATAAAAGATTATTAAAAGAAATTAGAGAGTTATATATTCAACAAAACCAAAAATCTTTATTAGATAATGACTATCTTATTTATTATGATGATATAAATATTAATAAAGTGTATGTAATTATTCGAGCACCATATGATTCCGTTTATAGACATAAATTTATAAGATTAAATATAACTATACCAGAAAATTATCCTTATTCACCACCAGAAGTAACGTTTATAAATTACAATGGTGTTAGAATACACCCTAATATGTATGAAAATGGTAAATGTTGTGCTACTATTTTAAATACATGGGGCGATGATGTTTATGAAAAATGGACATCTAGTATGGGAATAGAAACTATTTTATTAACATTTCATTCATTTTTAGATAATAATCCTTATATGTATGAACCTGGAGGTAGAGACGACACGACATATACAGATTATGTTAAACATGAAAGTTGGTATAGTTGTTTAATTGTATATTTAAAAAATGAAACAATAGAAATATTTAATCAATTTATGCATAATTATTTAATGTTAAATATAGATAGTATATTTCAAGATTTATATGAGTTAAAAGACAATTATCCTACTGATTATTACAATTGTAGATGTTTTGAAATAGATAATTATATAATAGATTATGATAAAATTATCATTAATTTACAAAACAGTTATAATTACATAGATTATATAGAAAGAAAATACAATTATGAAGACATATTAGAAACATTTGATGATTTTATAAATAAAGAATACAATTGTAATATTTGTTTTGATACAAATCAAACTGAAAGTGACATTGTAAAATTGTCATGTAATCATAGTTTTCATGAAGTTTGTTTGTATAACCACGTTAAACAAAATCATAAATTATGTTCTATGTGTAGAAAAGAAATATCTGACGATGAAATAAATACGTTATTTAAAAAAATAGAATGGATTATAAATCCATTAACAAAAAGGCGAATAAAAGTTGGTGGTAAAACTTATATGTATTTAAAAGATAATGATTACATATAACGTGTATTAAAAATTGAAATTTATTTGAAATTTATAAATAATTGTACAAGATAAACACTTAAACAAAATGAAAATTCCTCGTTTACCAATGGAGATAATGGATGAAATCGTATTATATACTGGAGATCCTCATGTAGCAAATGTATTAAAAGATAAAATTTCTCAATACGTATTAGATCGTATTGAGAAAAACATATTAATATATGGTAATGTTCAGGGTGGTAAAACAGCTGAAATTTTTAATTATATAAATGAAAACAGCTCGTGTCAAAAAGTTTTGGTTATTCAGAATTCATTATTGGTATTAAAACAATATGAACAAAGGCTTAAGACGAAAAACATTGACTATCAAATAATTGACAAAAATACGCAAGAAATAACTAAAAATTTAGTATTAGTATTAAATAACAAATACAGATATAATTATTTTCGAAAAGTTGAACCTAGACGATATATTTTAATGTTGGATGAATCTGATCAAACTATTCGTTCTTGTTCTATAAAGACATCTAAAAATATTAGAAAAACAGTTCATATAACAGCAACACCATTCAACAGTACATTATATAATAGATGTATTAAGGTTCCAACAAATACAAATTATTATGGTGTTGAAGATTTAAATATTAATTTGAATAGTGCTGATGATAATACAGAATCCGTTGAGAAATTTTTAAAAACACAAACAGGTATAATGTTGATAAACAAGTATAGTTATGTGAATGAAATGACATATTTGGCAGAAAAATTAACATTGCAATTTCAAAATGTTCCAGTTATATTATTAACATCTGAAAAAATAATGTTACTCAATAATCAAAAACGATATGTCAAACAAAAATCTATATCAAAAATTATCGATAGTTTACAAGAACATAAACATATTATTTTTATAGCAAATAGGTTATCCAGTAGAGGTTTATCATATGTTTCAAGTGATTATACTAGACATTTAACATTTCAAATTACTAGAATTAGAACAAACGTAACAAGTTTTTTACAGTCATTAAGAATCCTTGGAATTTACAACTGCAAGGATAAATTAAATTTAGAATTAGTAATTAGTGATCATGAAAAAAAAATATTTGAAAAACACGTTAAATTTTTAAATAATTTTAATATTGAAGAAAAAATGTTAGGTTACTTTAACATAAAAATATAAATTTAATATAAAGTGTTATTAAATAATGTTTATATTATAATTACAGCCATTTTTGTTTAATTCAATAACTACGTTATTATAGGCTTTACATGCTTCTAATTCTGTATTAAATGTTCCAATATGAATTTTTTTTTGATTTATAACATAACTACAAGCCCATTTGTTTGTTCTTGTTAATGAAACACCGTGATATTTACTGGTTTTATTTTTATTATTAATTTTTTCACTGATATTTTTTGGTATAGTTATATAATTAGGAATATCATTTAGTGTATAATGTGTGTTCAGTGTATTATTAAAATACATAGCTTGTTGGTTATATAATTTAGCACATTCAACTTCATCAATATTTGAACCTAAATTATATGTTTTACCAGCTAATTTTATACCAGCAACAAAATATTTTCTTTTAGAATCATAACTAACACCATTATATTTAGAACTGAGTTTATCATTAATTTGAATTTTATTTAATTCAAAAACATTTCTTGGTACTGTTTTATATCCTGGAATTTCATTTAAAAAAAAATTTGTATATTCAGTTTTGTTTAGATAAGCTGCATAATCATTATAAACTTTTGCTGCATCTATTTCATCTGTATAATATCCTAAAAAATATCGTTTATTATTATGTTGGATTTCTGCTCTCCATTGCTCTCTATCTTTAATAAATGTAGTTCCTTTAAAATTTCCTGTTCTAGGTCCACATTTTTCAATGATTTTTTTATTTGTAATTTTTAGTTTTTCTTTTTGCATTTTTTTAATTATATTTGTTTTTTCTACATTTACTTTATTAATATCAATTAGTAATAAGTCTAAATTTACATTTTTTATTTCTTCAATTTCATTTATATCGAAAATTTTTATAAATTCAATGCAATTTTTTATAGTATTTAAAGCATATATTATTTCATTTTTATTTTGAAAATAGAACCACTCCTTCCTATTCTTAATTCTAAATGGATTTAAAGAATAATGAACAATTTTTTCAGCAAATTCTTTATCAAAAGTTTCAAATGTTGCTAATATTTTTAAAGAATATGTACTTGAACTAACATTTAATGAACTAATTCTATTATTTGGTTCTGTAGCGTGTCCTAGTTTAATGTGCCCAGGTTTAATAGTATCTTCAACAACGTAAATATAACCAGGACTTCTTTCAAAACCATAAGTTTCTGGTTTATTTTCTAATATTTCTATTGTTTTTTGTTGTTCTTCTATTTTTTTATTTTTTTCTTCTAATTGTCGTTTTAATTCTTCTGATTCATTGAAAATTATATCATCAAGTATACTTCCTGCCCATTTTCTAAATTTCTTTGCTATTTCTTTTTTACTGTTATAAAGTAAACGATAAACTCCTTGACTTGTTAAAAATATTGTATCTTGTTCTCTATTTGTCGTGTCATAAGCTTTCCTTATAACACGCTCGTCTTCATCATAATGTTGTATAGATACTGCAATATTTGTTAAATTAAGTGCTTTACCTATATCTGATGCTTTAAAATAATAAATTTTTTTATTATCTATATCTTCATGTAAAATTGCTATAGGATTATTCTCAAAAGCTTTAACTATACAATTATTATCTGTTTTTATTTCTTCTATCATTGTCTTAAGTGGTTATAACACCTTATAGTATTTTATTTTTAAATTAAAAACGTATTAATTTAAAAATATTTAATAAGGAAAGCTTACGTAATAATATCTATTTATCGTCATCTTCTTTATAACCTACTATGTCACCTTGTCTTGATACAAGAACTTTAAGTTTTCTTGTTTTTGCAAATTTACGTTTTAATTTATCTAATTTTTCCTCATCTTTTTCATTATCTTGTTCGTAATGTGAATTGTAATTATTATTATGATACTTCCATAATTTTTGATGTCCTACTCTAAAGTTATTATGAGGTTCTGCTTTGTACCAAAAAATTTGATCACGTAAGTCATTTGATATACCGGATGTTTTTATGACCACACATTCGTGGTTTTGTGTACATGCATCCAATATATTGCAGAAATAATTAAAATCCGGAAGCATCCCAGCATAGGCATCATAAATTTTTTTTCTATTAGCGACAGATGGTTCATTGAAAATAAAAACGTAATCTATATTACTACGTAATTCTGGTGGAATACCTTGAGGATATTGCATTGTTAATATAAATAAAAAATTATAATGACGACCATTAAAAAAAATACTTTTAATAGTTTTATCTTTTTTCCAACTTTGCGCATCGTGTAACATATCATCTAAAACTATAAATACATTATTACTAGCGTGTTTACCAGATTCAGACAATTTTTGTTCTTTTGCTTCACGTATTTTACGTTTTTGTCGATTCATTATATTATTTATAAGTTCTGGATCATATTCTGGATGAATAAAACAATCTGGTATAAAGTCTCCAAAAAATGGCGAAGCTTCTTCTGTTCCGGAAAAAACTATACCTGATGGTATGTATTTATGGTGGTAAAATATGTCTCTAACTAAGAAACTATTATGTGTAACTATAAAATTTCCTAAAACAAAACGATTATTGCCATCCAATTCAATTCCATAATATTCTCCTTTACCAATTTCTTCAACTTTAATTTGACTTACTAATGCATCTACTCTATTATTCCTCGGATTTGCTTTTTTACGTGGAATTAATGTTGGGATTTCATCTATTCCCTTACCATTTATATTTATTCTAAATGCCTCACCTATTTTTTTTTCTCCATTGTGTGTCCAACTTGTTTTTTTAATGTGTTTTGTTGCTGAAAATCCTAAACTACGTGCTAAATAAATAATATCATCCATTAATGTTTCATGTTTTTTACATTGTGTAATTTCAAAATCATTTCTTTTTCCTAAATGACCATCTGCATCAATGAATCCAGCAAGAAGTTTCAATCTATTTTCACGTGAGTTGCATTTATAAATCATTGGTATATGTTTATTGTTAATTAAATTTAAATCTTTCAGTGTTTGTAAAAAAATATTACCTTTTTGACCATATCCAGAAGATATTTTGTAAGCATATATTCTCTTGTAATCTAAAAATAGATTGTATTTATATAAATTTTTAGAAAAATAATAAAGAACAGTAGAATCTTGTGTTGTAATATCAGAATTACTTGATGTTCCATCCCCTAACCAATATCCAATCATATATGGATCTATAGGTACTTGTTTTTCAAGAAAATCTATAGGAACTTGGTATCCTAACAAGTTTTCTTTGTATTTTTTGGACAACTGTAAATATTCTTTTATAGGAATGTCTACTTTTAGATCATCTACAATTTTTTCCCAAAATACTTTCGCGTCAGCATATACATCGTCTTTATTTTTGTTTTTATAAGAAAATGTTTGATGCTGAACTTTGCATTTATGTTTATTAAACCAACGGACTTGATAACTTTGTTTGTCTTGACGATGTACTATTATTTTTTTCCCAGTATATGCCAATGACAAAATGTGATGACTATTTACTGTATAACTTTCTCCCTTTTTATTTGTTATTTTATACATAGTATCTGTTCCAGAATGAGTTTCCAAGACGGTCCTAGATGTAGAGTCATCTCCCATAACAAGATCACCTAATTGGATGTCTTCGACTTTTTTAATATTTCCGTCGAACATAAGTACATTTTCTCCTTTCATAAGCGACTTTCCACTGCGCCTTTTACCGAGTACAAGTATAGTGGCATCAGGTAATATACTTTTAATTTTGAATTTTCTAAGAGATAACTTTTCAAATTCAGGTATTAGCATTAAAAATAAGCAAGGTATTAGTATTTAATTCTTAACGCACTCTATTTAATACATTTACCATTTTTTTGAAACTTTTGTTTTTTAGGAATACCATATAATGCATTAATTACCATAAGAAAAGTATCTGATCTATCATCACCTTTTCCACATGTTAAAAAGTCATTTAACCATATATCTTTTTGTTCGTTTGAAAATTTGTTTTCTAAAAACCAACGTGTATATTGTATAGATAACCATTTTCTTTTTGCATAAGCACCTTTTAATTTACATTCAATGTTAGGGCCAGTATAAGCTTTCAATTTTTGCGACGCCCTAACAAATCTTATTGGTACATTTGTATCTTTATATAATTCAACTAATTTTCCATAAATTATATGTGATGTAAATATTGCTTTTCTATTGACTTTTGGTTGTAATTCAATAAATATACTTGATAAATTTAATGGTAATAAATTATCATCGTATATTTCTTGTATTTTGCACAAAACTACTTTTGCTATATCTTGCAATAAATAATCGTCAATTGATTTTTTTTTAAAAATGTGTTCTTTTAATTTGCAATCTAATGTCTTAGGAAAATGTGTTTTACATGAATGAATAATATTATTATCTATGGTGTATTTAAAACTGCATTTTTTTCCACATATTTTACCACTTTTTTGAATGCCTGTACATTTATAATCATCTGAATCTAATGTGTTGTATACATCCCACAAATGAATTTTATAAGACTCTATGTTACTTTTATCATCACAAGACATACAGCACATGGCTAGATTTCGTAAACCTATATCAATTGTTAATATCATTTAATAATAAAAATGATATTAAAAATAATATTTGATCGTAAATTTATTTTCTTATAAATATAAGAAAATAAGAAAATAAGAAAATAAGAAAATAACTTATAATTAAATTTAAATTATTTATATTCTATTGGATAATGTTTTTTAGATTTACATGGTTTCTTTTTCTTATTTATATTAAAAACATGTGGTTTTTGAAAAAATAAGTATTCTCTGTTTTTATAAGCAGAAATTATACGTGAAATGGTAAATTCTTGTAATAATTTAACAGAATTCATATTTATAATATATATTTAAAATTAATTTTAAATAAATTCTGTTAAATTAGAATATGTAATGCAAAATAAAATCCATTTTTTGAAATCTAATTTAATTTTAGTAAAATTTTCAAGATATTTACAGATAATATTATATGAAACATTTAATTCATTATTATATGTATGTGTAAATAAATGTAAGAAATTTATATTATAGTTTTTTAGTATAGATTCTGTTTTATTAAATAATAAATAAATTATAAAATCGGATAAATGATAAATTTCTAAATAATCTAAAAAAAACGGTGATATAATAGAAAAACGTGTTTTAATATCTTCTTTTAATAATACTAAATTATAAGATTCATAAAATAAAAAATCATCTATTAATTCAGATTTAGATTTAATCTTTTCTTTATCTGAATCTGAATTGTAATCAAATTCATCCATTATGTATTATTGGTAAATTTTAAATTAATTAATTTATTTTTATATTAATTTTACTTTTAAATTAATTTTACTTTTAAATTAATTGTTTTTTTTTTTAATTATTAAAATTAAAATTTATTTTATTATATTATATTAAAACATATGGCAAATATATTAGAAACAATTCAAAATAATGATGTTGTAAAAGTCTTGTTAGTTGTATTAGGTATATATTTATTATATACTTATTATTTTAAACCACAAGAACAATACAATTCTTACTATGGTATGATACCAGAACAATTAGAAAATGTTGAAGTTCCAATTGTTCAAGGACAAACAGAAGGATCTAATGCACCTATTACTCCACAAGAACAACAACAACAAATCGACAAAATTGTAGCTGGATCAGATCAAATTAAAACTGATGATCTATTACCAAAATATGATGATGCCAACGCCTTTGCTAAAGAAAATCCTGTTAGTAAATTATTAAAAGAACAAAATTTCTTAATCAGTGGTTATCACTCTGGAGTTAATACAGTGTTAAGCGATAGAAAGGTAGGGAACCTTGACCTAAGAAGTCTACCACCTATTCCAAAGGAAAGTGTTGGTCCATGGCACCAAAGTAGTTACGAAGCAAGTCCAGCACAACTACGTCGTGGTGTAGAAATTTTGTAAATTTAACTTATTAAATAAATTGTAATATAAATTATTTAATAAATTCAAGAATTATTTAATTAATTAGTTTCATATTTTTATCGTTTAAAATATATGCATGTAAACATGTTTTTAATGCTTTATTTACATTATTTATAATTAAATCTTTCTCGAATTCTATAATTGTATCTTCATATAAATTTTGGAATTCATCGTCGTCTTTATAGAATTTTAAACATTTTGATAATTGTTTTTTAATAATTTTATAAAAGTATTCTGATGCTATATGACATGATTGTTTATAATTATCTCTAATATGTTTTTTAACACCATCTTCTATTATATAAAGACTAAATATTTTCATCTTTTTATCCACGTATTTAATACAATGATTTTCTGGATAATGTTCATTACATATTATATTTTTAATATATTCTGATAATAAATTATTTAATTTATCTTTATTTGTATCATATATATTAATCATTTCTCTCATTTTGTTTATTTTAATATAGCTCGTATCTAATTCATTTATTGTGTTAATTTCTATATTTATATTTATATTTAATAATTCTGTATTAACTGTATTTAAGATATTGTTTAATTTAACTAAATCGTATAACAATCCAGATTTACATCTTTTTTCATTTAAATGGCGAATAAGATTTCCTTTTTGTGTAAAACAGTTTTTACATAAATTACATATAAAAGACATTTTTTATATTATATATAATTTTATTTTTAAATTATTTTTTCCGAATAAACAAATTAAATATATGGTAATTTTTCCGAAATCTTGTTACGACATTATTATTTTATTATATTTTTTATAACATTTTTAAACCATTAATCGTATTATAACTACATCTTAAAAATTTTAATTTTGGTTGGAAAAGGGCGCTCTTTTTATTTTTTTTTATAATTTTTGTTTTTTATAATTTTTTTTCAATATGTTTTGCAAAACGTTTTTAATAAAATATAAAAATAAGAAAATAAAATAAAAAAAAAATAAAAAGAGCGCCCTTTTCCAACCAAAATTAAAATTTTTTAAATATAGTTATATACATATAATGGTTTAAAAATGTTATAAAAAATATAATAAAATAATAATGTCGTAACAAGATTTCGGAAAAATTACCATATATTTAATTTGTTTATTCGGAAAAATAATTATAATGTTATTTTTAATTTGATATTTGTAAAATAAGTATCTAAATATATTATAAAAAGTAGATATAATATAATTAATGTACAAGTTATTTTTATTGTTTTTTAATAGTACAAGTTTTAGCGCGATTGGAGCAATTAGCTCTAATACTTTCATATTTGTCCAAAATTTCTACAAGTGGTGGACTACTATGAGTAATATATGTATCTTTTTTGAATTGGTTTAATTGAGAGTAATAATCGTTTTTATCTTGAGGTGTTCGGTTGCTATTATGGTATATTTTTTTTAGACGTTTTTTCTCATCGTTGTAACATTGTTGTTCTTGACCAATGAGTTTTTCATTGACTTTGTTACGGATTAGATATAACCATTCAAAAAGTTTAAGTCTACCTGATAAAAATGGTTCCATAGGTAGTTCTTTTATAAATTGTTTATATGAATTTCTACAAAAAACACAAGGCATAGTATAAGCGAGACTTGATAACATATTTTTGAAATGTTTTTTAATTTTTAGATGTTCTTTATTTTTTGGGTCTATTTTTGGTGGATATCCTCCCATGATACATGAAAATAGAAAATACCAACCTGCTGGTCCCCAAGATTTAGTAGATAAACCTGATAAGGAATTGTATTTTTGTTCCATTAATATAAATAAATAAAAAAAGTATTTTAATTTTTTTTTTTATTTCTTAATGCAAGGTGGTGATCAAAAAAATTTAAATATAGCATTAAATATAACACAAGGAGTTAAAGGACTATAATATTAAAAAAATGAATTAATTTTAATGTAATTTAAAATTAATTTAAAATGGATAGAATTAGTAGTACTGAAAATAAACGACCATTAGATGTATATTATTATATAGATTTAAAATCTGATCAAGATACTAGTTTTTTAGAAAGAAGTTTACGTATTAATTTAAATGTTAATAATAAAGAATACGAAATAGATAAATTTGTGAATTGTTTTGATATACTTAATAAAATAAAAGGTGATAATGGAGATGTAATAAAACGTGGTTTAATAATGTTTAATAATATGGTAGAAATGTTGAAATTAAAAAGTAAAAATGATACTTGGTTGTTTTATATTTCAAATGGTAATGTAAATAAGTTATATGAAGATGTATTTGTTGTTTTATTAAATAAGGAACCAATGTTTAAAAAGTCACATTATGTAATTAGTAAACAGTCAATTAGTATTGATAAGAAATTAACAAAGGAACAAAAAATAGAAAGTTTAAAAGTATTTAATCAAAATTTACAAGAATTATTAAGGTCGGAACGATTAATTACATATACAAATTTAGATTAAAGTAATTCGAAATGTGTTATTGGAAATTTTATTAATTGAAAAGATGTAATTGCATGTAAAAAAATTAAAGCTGAATCTTGTTCTTTACGATATTCTTTAATTTCTCCTATATAACCTTTATAATTGTTTAGTACACTGTTTTTTTGATATATGATTTTAATAAAATTGCCTTTTTTAATGTTTTTATAAGTACTAATTGAATTTAAATGCATATCATTATTTTTTGGTGTTGTAGTTGTTTTTTGTTTATTTTTATCTTTATCTTTTTGATTATTTTTAATTTGAGTAGTAATATTAGATGAGTTTTTTAAAATTTCTAAGAAATCCATTATATTATAATATAATTTTATTTTTAAATATTATTTTTAAAAAGTATTTATTTAAAAATAAGAAAACAATAATTATTATTAATATATGATTATTTCATTTTCTGTATTATTAGCGGTGATATCGACTGTGTTTTTTTATAGACGTTTTATAATTTTAAAAGTGGTCGTATTGTTGTGGATATTATCGACATATACAATAAAGTTATATTATTACATAAAAAAGAGGAGAGATAATAGAATGTATAAAGTTGAATCTAAGGAGTTAAATGGGTATTTTTTAGAGACGTATAATTTAATAAAGGATGATAAGGATTATAAAGTTATGTTTATGTCAAGAGATAAAAAAGAGATAGGTGTACAGATTAATGATTTTAAGAATAATATAGATGATAATATTATGAATAAAGATTTAATAGTTCATTGTAATATATCGAATGATGATGAACTGGTTGTAGAATTAACAAAAATAATTAGAAAGTTTTGTTATTATTTTGACAAGGATTATAAGTTAGATATATTTATAGAGTATTTGCATGATTATATAAGTGAAAATTATTCGGATATGCAGCATATAAATATATATAAATATAATTTATGTGTGTTTTTAAATGATAATGAGTTTACAGAAAAGGCATTTTCGTTAAAATCAGTAATGAATGAGGGTAAGACATTTAAAGAGTTAATATGTATGTGACGTTAAAAAAATAATAAATAAATATAATAGATATAATAGATATGATAGATACATTAGTAATAAGTGGTGGTGGTGTAAAGGGTGTAGTATTTATTGGTGTGTTTAAATATTTAGAGGAACTAAGTGATACAGATATAAAAATTGATATAAAAAGGATATATTCTGTATCGGTTGGATGTATAATAGGATTTTTATATGCAATTGGGTATACATCTGAGGAGATGGAAAAGGAGATATTTAAAATGGATATTAAATCATTACAAAGTATTCGTTTAAAAACATTTATTAAGAATTATGGGTTGGATAGTGGGAAAAGGATAATGACATGGTTGGAGGAGTTAGTAGAAAGGAAGGGGTATAAAAAGACAATAACATTTCGGCAATTATTTAAATTAAGAGGTGTAGAATTAAATATAGGGTGTACGAATTTAAATAAATACAAGGATGTATTTTTTAATAAGGATATATCTCCGAATTTAAGGGTAATAAGGGCAATAAGGATGTCAATTGGTATACCGTTAGTATTTAGTACTGTGAAATATAAGGGTGAAATATATGTGGATGGTGGTGTGATAAATAGTTATCCTATAAAAAATGTAGGGAAAACTGATAATATATTAGGATTAAAAATTTTATTAAATAATGAGTTAAAAGAATTTATAGATGAGAAGATAGAGAGTATGGGAGATTATTTATATCATGTGTTTTATTGTTATATGTTACAAAAAGAGACATATACAACGTTATCTTTAGAATATTCGGAAAATACGATATTTATAAATCCTGGAAGTATACATTCAATAAAATTTAATTTAAATGATAAGGATAAGGGTGATTTAATAGAGTGTGGATATTTAGCAGCAAGGGAGTATTTTACTAAAAAACAATAAAATATGTTTTTTTAGAATTATTAAAATAGTGAATAATAGTAATGGAAAGTGGTTATAATAAAAAGAAAAAGCATGATATTTTAAGTGAGTCGTGTAATTCAATTTATAATGATTTATATAATTATGATGTAATTAAACAAATAGGGAAGGGTTCTTTTTCAAATGTGTTTTTGTGTACAAATGAGGTACCGTTGATTACATCAGACACTGAATCGCAAGATGAGTTTTTTATAGTAAAGGAGATAAATATAAATGAATTAGTTAATAAGTATATGTTAAATTCTGAAAATAAGTTTAAAGAGACGTATAAAAAGGTTATAAAAGATAAAAAGGTGAGTGTAAACATTACGCCTTATAAAGAAACGACTGGTATATATGAAATTAAGAATAAAGAATACGATTATTATTTTAATAGATTGAAGCAATTAATAGAGAGTGAGATAGAAATATTATCAAATATAGATCATAAAAATATTATAAAGTTTTATGGATATTCTTATAATAAAGGTGTATATTATTTAAGGATGGAGTATTGTAATGGTGGTGATGTTTATGAATATTTAAAAAAAAATAATAGTAGTGATAAAAATTCGTTTAATGGTGTGTCTAATGAATTTTTATATGAATTTATAAAACAGACAAGTGATGGATTGGTATATTTGCATAAAAATAATATTATTCATAGAGATATTAAGTTGCATAATGTATTAATGATAAATGACAAGAAAAAGAATGATATAGTATTTAAAATATCAGATTTTGGATTTGCATGTTATGATTTAACAACATTGACAAATGATAATGATATACATGATGTGATGATTAAAAAGTATTATAAGTTATGTGGGACGCCATATTATATGGCTCCGGAAATAATATTAAATATGAATAAATTAGAAAATATAACAATATATAAGGGGAATAGTAATTTACAATCTACGTTTTTTTATGATAAAAAGATAGATATATGGAGTTATGGTATTTGTATATATGAATTAATATTTAATATATTGCCATTTTCGAATATTAAGACAGTAGATGATTTAGAAAAATTTTATAGATATAAAAATATACAAGGTGTTATGGATAAAAAGATAAGGAGAAAAAGTTCTTTAAGTGAAGATTTTAAGGAATTATTATTGAATATGTTACAGGTAGATTATACGAATAGATATAGTATAGAAGATGTGAATAAATATATATATAAAAAGATTAATTATGAAATAGTGGATAGAAATAAGGAATTACAAGATATAATTAATTGTAAAGAAAGTACGCATAAATTGAATGAACGGATGAAACAACATATAGTAAAAAAAACTATAGTAAAAAAAAATGAAGATAAAGAAGAAAGTTCTTGGGAAAAGGTGAATAAATCTAGTTCTTTAATAATGAAAATGAGTATGAAAAATGGGTTTGTAAATTGGTTATTGAAAAAATAAATTTAAAAACAAAAAATTACATTATATTATGAATAATAATAATAATAATTTAATAGAAATAGCTCAGGCAATTTATTCGAAACCACCGGGTAAAAAAAATACAGTTCAATTGCAATTAGATGAAGAAACGTATAATGAAAGTGATAAATATATAGTATTTGAAATTTTATATTTAATAACATTTTATGGTATAAGAATATTATATGGTGATGTTAAAATAACAGAATTGTCAAAAGAGCAATTTAGAAATGTAAAACGATATGTTAGATCTTATGGTTATGATTTAATAGTATTAAATGAAAATAAAGAGGATCCATGGGAATCTACAAGTAATACACATAAAGTTGGAGTATTTTTTAATAAAGTTTTATAAAAAGACGTTTATAATAATTAAAAAAAAAAAATGTGTATTTTAATGAGTTTATTAAAATATCCAATTGAAATTTTAGAGAATATAGGTGAATATTTGGATATATTTCATATATTAAAGTTATTATCTGTAGATAGGTATTGTTATTATGTATTTAATGGTAAAATAAATAAGAAAATACAAGAATATTTATCAATGAATGATTTAAGTATTAGTAATATAAATGATATAGATAATCAAAACAAGTTGTTTTATATACACGTGATTTTTTATATTAAAAGGTGTATAGAAAGTGGTGATTTTGGTTTTTTAAATATAACATTTATGAAAATATTTTCTGGAAATAAAAATTGTAATTATAAAATATCTAGAACGAATAGTAGTAAGTGTGTATATTTTTTAAAAAATTTACAAGATTTTAGTAATAGTATAGACGGATTAGAGAATTTTTTATTAACGAGTAAAGTAAATAATAGAAGATTAGTTAAAAATGATGATATGTCAAATGTTAGTAATGCTAGTGATATTATATTTTTATATAGAATAAATTATAATGAGATAATTGAGAGAACACCGAAATTAGATCATAATGAGATAATTGAGAGAACACCGAAATTAGATCATAATGAGATAATTGAGAAAAAGACAGAATTAGATGAAACGCGGATAAAAGAAGATTTAATTATGGTTACATTTTATTTTTTTTTATAATTTTTTATATAATAATGGTTTGATTTATAGTATAAAAATTATGTGTATTTTTTGGTATAATTTATTAAGTTAATTTCATAAATTTTTTTTCTTTTAGTATATTATAAAAACAAACAAAAAATGGGTGGTGGTCTCATGCAATTAGTCGCTTATGGAGCTTAAATATTTTGGGCTCAAAAAGTAAGCTGCTGATATAATTTATCAGATAAACAGTCTTGCTAGTGAAAATAATTGTTATTTTTGCGAAACTTTCAAAATGCGGGGACCTCTTTAGAGCTTTAACTACTACTTGTTTTGTAGAAATACTTAACAATACCAAAGGATAATGACCTGAGGCAGTGGTGTTAACCACGAGGGTTAATAGTCTTCAAGACTGTTAATCTTTCAGTAATAATGTTAAAGATTAGACAATCCGCAGCCAAGCACCTTGTATTATTAATGGTAGATATGAGATGAAGGTTCAACGAGTAGACGGAAGTTGGGATTTTATGATGATACTAGCCATATCTGAAAATTCTTAAGGTGTACTCTATTCCTAATAGAGATATTAGGGCCAATGAATAGTTTTAAAACTATTTAGAAGCAAGATATTTACCTTACTGGTGGGAAATTGCCAGAAAAAGTAGTCGATTAAAATTGCTACTACTAGTGAATCTTTTAGATTTGCGACACTTTCAAATTGCTGGGACACCCTTAGAGCTAAAACTACCAAGAATTTATAGTAATATAAATTTGGCCAAGAAAAAACTTGGGTATGGTAAAAATGTTTTAGATTGGGCAATCAGCATCCAAGCACCCTACCAAATATTATTTTGCGGGTGAAGGTTCAACGACTAAATGTTAGTGGGTGAATTCTGTATGAATTTGCTTAAGATATAGTCTAGTCCCAAATTTACAATTGTAAATTTAAATACATCGAAAGATGGGGTATTAACGAATCCTCAAATTACTTAAGAAATTGAGTAGAAAAGTAGCCAGATATAACTATTAGGATATGTTATATAAAAATCTGTTGCAATTCCTATATTAGTCATTGTTTTATCTTTTGACTAATAATTCAGCTACTAGTGAATCTAATATTAGATTTGCGACATTATCAAATTGCGGGAACATCCTAAAGCTTAAAATACTAAGGTAATATAGAAATATATTACTGGCCAAGATAAAAACTTGGGTATAGTAATAATTTTTAAGATATTACAATGGATAATCCGCAGCCAATAAACTAAATTGTAAAAATTGAATTTTAATTATTTCTTAAACTAATATATGAATATTTTACAAAATAAAGGAGAGATTTATAAAATTATTTCTCCTTGTGGTAAGCTATATATTGGACAAACAAAATGTTTAGCGAAAAGAAAAGATAAATTTATTATTTGGGGAAGTCAAAAAAGATGGAAAGCTCATATTAATGAAGCTAATTCTTTAAAAAGAGAAGGATGTTTAAAATTAAATAATTGTATAAATAAATATAAAGCTGAAAATTTTGTTGTGGAAGTTTTATTAATTTGTGATATTGAATATTTAGATTATTATGAATCATATATGATAACTGAATATAATACAATGTATCCAAATGGGTTAAATTTAAAAACATGTGGTAACGGAATTATTTTTTCGGAAGAAACTAAATTAAAAATGTCTAATTCAGCAAAAGGTAGAACTTTTTCAAGTGATACTATAGAAAAAATTAGACTAGGTAATTTAGGTAAAATTGTTTCAAATGAAACAAGAGAAAAATTACGTATAGCTATTACCGGTAAAAAATTAACTGATGAACATAAACAAAAAATTAGTGATTTTCAAAAAGATTTCTTACAACCTAAAAGAAAGCATTTTGGATTACCTGATTATATTTATAGAATAAATTATTCAAATAAACAAGGGTATATGATTAGAAACCATCCTTCAATACCAAATAAATATTTTGTATCTTCTAACATTTCAATGGAAGAAAAACTAAAATTAACAATACAATATTTACAACAAGTTTAAGGTTCAACGACTAAATGGTAATGGGTAAATTCATAAGAATTTGCTTAAGATATAGTCTAGTCCCTAATTTAAATATACCGAAAGGTAGGGTATAAACGTTTTCAAAGTTGTCTTAATCGATAGGACATAAGAGTAAATTTTAAAAGAATTTGCTAGTGAAGTATAATACTTTGCGACACTTCCAAATTGACGGGAAACTCCTTAGAGCCTAAACTACCACTCTTGTATAGAAATATTTAAGAGGACCACGGTTAATAACCGTTCCCAATGGTAATAAAGTTTAGGATTGGACAATCCGCAGCCAAGAACCTAAAGTCGATATGATAAGACTACGGTGAAGGTTCAACGACTAAATGCTAGTGGGTTTGAAGAGTTTAATCAACTCTAATGATAACTTAAGATATAGTCTACTCCTTATTGAAAAATAAGGTATAAAGGATCGAAGACATACTAACTTTGCAATCGAGTCAATTGAACAGACTTTTAACGGGTCAGTTGATTTTGGACGCAAAGTTTCTTGCACTGTTTCAAGAAACGGTGATTTAATCCACAAAGTTTATCTTCAAGTGGATCTACCAGCATTGGCTGGAACTGGTGCCCAATGGGTTGATCATGTTGGACATCATTTGATTGACAATGTTACCATTGAAATCGGAGGTCAGACTATTGACCAACATTATGGTACTTGGCTCCAAATCTGGAACGAATTAACTCAGACTGCTGAAAAGGAAGCTGGGTATAATTCTATGATCGGTAATGATGCAGAACGTACTACTGCTGCATCTACTGTTGATGGTACTACTTTGTATGTTCCTTTACAATTTTGGTTCTGTAGAAATCCAGGGCTTGCCTAAAAGATAGGGCAAAAAAGTAAAGTTTAAAAAACTTTGCTAGTAGTAATTTATTTAAATACACCACCACCCAAGTTTTTATCATAAATAAATTACTGCGACAAATTCAAATTGCGGGAAACTCCTAAAGCCGTAAAAATTGAATCTAATTTAAAAATATAATATATATTATGAAATGTATAACTTGTAAAGAAGAAAAATTGAATAATGAATTTGAATTACGTTCTGATACACAAAAATATAGAAATACTTGTAAAAAATGTAGAATTGAATATGTGAAAATATATAAACAAAAAAGAAAGACAGGTATTTTAAGTAAAAGAGAAAATCCAGTTCAAAATAATAATATTATTTGTAAAAATTGTAATACATCAAAACAATTAAATGAATTTCCAAAAAGAAATGATTCTAAAACTGGATATAGAACTATTTGTAAAGAATGTAGAACACTTATAATGAATAATTATTATAAAAATGTTTACAATGAAAAAAGAAGAGAACGTTGTAAAAATGATATTCAATATAGAATTATGAAAATACATAGACATCGTATATGGAAAGTATTAACTAGGAAATATAAAAATAAATCAAGTTTAAAATATTTAGGATGTGATATAATGTTCTTAAAAAAATGGATAGAATTTCAATTTACAGAAGATATGAATTGGGATAATTATGGGAGAGTATGGTCCTTAGATCATGTTTTACCCATATCTTTATTCAATACTACTAAGATAGAAGAACAAAGTATTGTATTTAATTGGAAAAATTTACAACCTCATAAAGAAAATTCAAGTAAAGGTAATAAAATTCTTCTATATGAATATTTTAATGTTTTTATAAGTGTTCATAGATTTATACAATTTAATAAATTAGATTCAAGTGAGTACCAAGATTTAAATGAAAGTTTAAATTGGCTAAGAGAAAAACTTAGGTATGGTAAAAATCTCACGGATAATAATGGACAATCCGCAGCCAAGTGCTAAATGAATTAATACATAATTCACATGCAAAAGGTTCAACGACTAAATGGATTTGGGAAAATCATACTGATTTTCTTAAGATATAGTCTAGTCCCTTGGTATTTTAATACCAATTAAATATACCGAAAGGTAGGGTAGGTTGGAACTTAAGTTCCAACCCTGTCTCTATGACAGGTACGTGCCTTTAATTGCACTTCAATATCACGAAGTGAAATTCAACCTTCAATTTGCCACTCTTGCTCATGTTTCAAACGGAACTATTAGTGGAACTCCAGTTTTAGGTGCATCATTATACGTTGATTACATTTATCTTGACACTGATGAACGTCGTCAATTTGCACAGGTTCAACATGAAAATAACGTGTTAAAAAGTAAACATCAAATGTGTTTGCTAGTAAGTGTTAATGTTTAAACAAGACCACCACCTAGTTTTTATCTTAAACATTAACATTTGCGACATTTTCAAATTGCGGGAACGTCCTTAGAGTCTCAAATACCATCCTTTTATAGTGATATAAAAGGAGATCTCGATTAATAATCGAACCCGATGGTAATAATTTTGAGAATTGGATAATCCGCAGCCAATCTCCTTAAAGGAATTTAAAAAAATAAAATAATAAATAATATGGGTTTAATATATTGTATAACTTTTCCATGTGGTAAAAAATATCCGGGATTTGAAAAACATTTTACTTCTATGAAAATAACAGACGAAGATAAATATATATTAGCTATTAATTATTTAAATTTAATAAAGGAGAAGGTTCAACGACTAAATGGAAGTGGGGAAAAATAAAGATTTTCCTTAAGATATAGTCTAGTCCCTCAAATTAACTTATTTAGTTAATTTAATTAAATACATCGAAAGATGGGGTATAATCGGAATATTTAATTGAACAATTGCAGTTTACTGGAGCTGAAACTGTAAGCGGTGCTGGAGCTTATAAGAGCAAGCTTGCTCTTAATCATCCTTGTAAGGAACTTGTATGGGTTCATCATCTTGGAGGAAATCAACCCTCTGATTTTTCTGACAGTAATGCTGATACCGTTACTGAAGCTAAACTCCAACTTAACGGACAAGATAGATTCTCTACTCGTCCAGGATCATACTTTAATCTCGTAAATTATGCGAGAAATAGTATTGAGCTGAATTGTTAATTCAGAAAAGTCTCAATGCTAGTAAATAATTAGAAATAATAATACCACCCATTTGTTTTTATCATTTTTCTAATTATTTGCGACACTATCAAAATGCGGGGAGGTCCTAAAGCTTAAGATACTAAAAATTTTATAGAAATATAAATTTGGCCAAGAATAAAATACTTGGGTATAGTAAAAATTCTTAAGATATGTTAATGGATAATCCGCAGCGAAAATCTAAGTTGTATATTATTAATAAATGAATTTAAAGTTAAATTATAATATATAAATATGGGTATTATATACTGTATTACATTTCCTAATGGTAAAAAGTATATAGGACAAACTAAACAAAAATTAAAAAAACGTCTACAACAACATAATAAACAGAAATACTGTAGAGCTGTTCATAATGCTATTAAAAAATATAAAGAATATAAATGTGATATAATTTTAGAGATAGATAATGATAAATTAGACTATTATGAAGAAAAGTATATTAAAGAATATAATACACTTGTTCCTAATGGTTATAATATTAAAGAAGGTGGTGTAACAAGTAGTTTTTGTGAAGAGACTAAAAGATTAATGAGTCTTTCACATAAAGGTAAAAGACATTCTGAGGAAACAAAGAAAATAATATCATCATCATTAATAGGTAGAAATTTATCAGAAGAAACAAAAATAAAAATATCACAATCAAAAAAGAATTCGGAAATTTCTGAGGAATCAAAAAAACGCATGAATAGAACAGGTATGAAACATAATGATGAATGTAAACTAAAATTATCAAAATGTAATAGAGGAAAAATAGTTACACAAGATACTCGTGAAAAACTTTCACAAAGTTTACGGAAAAATGGTGATGATTTACCATTATATGTTCATAAAAAAGAAGAAAATTGTAAAACTTATCATGGTTCAGGATATGTAGTAAGAGTTCCTGGATTTAAGAGTAAAAGTTTTATATCTAAAAAAATGTCAGACGAAGAAAAATATAATTTAGCTTTAGAATATTTAAATAATATTACAATATGATAATCGTTCAACGACTAAATGGTAGTGGGGAATTTATTAAATAAATTTCTTAAGATATAGTCTAGTCCCTCCCTGTTTTATACAGGAATTAAATACATCGAAAGATGGGGTATGTTGGTCTTTTGTACCAACCTAATTACAAATAGTAATTAGAACGACAGCCTTATCAACATCATACTCGTATTCCATCTGTTGGAATTTACGTGTATTCATTTGCTTTAAATCCAGAGGCTCATCAACCAAGCGGGACGGTTAACATGTCCCGAATTGACAATGCTACTCTCCAGCTTACTTTATCAAATGCTGGAAGTCTACACGTATACGCTGTTAACTACAATGTTCTACGTGTTATGGCAGGTATGGGCGGCCTAAATAAAATGGGCCAAAAAGTAAATTTTGAAAAGAAATTTGCTAGTGAAAATTATGTTTTAATTAAAAAACTATTTTTTGCGACACTTTCAAATTGCGGGAAACTCCTTATAGCTTTTACTACCACTTTTATATGGAAACATTTAAGAGGACCTCGATTAATAGTCGATCCCAATGGTAAAAATGTAAAAGATTGGATAATCCGCAGCCAAGTACCCTACAGAATTATTTCTGGGGTAAAGGTTCAACGACTAAATGTTAGTGGGGAATTTTATAAAAATTTCTTAAGATATAGTCTAGTCCCTAAAATTAAATACATCGAAAGATGGGGTATAAACGTGCTTATAGTAATTAAATTACAAATTTATAAAAATACATATTATAACAATAAATTGAAATATTTATTATTTTTCATATAATAAAAAAATATGAAAAATGATTATACCATAGTAAATTATAAAAATAAAGAATATATAGTAGCCAAAACAATTAAAAATGAAGTTTTTGTAATTGATTATGCAAAAATAAATGATTTACAAGATGTTAATTATTATTTAAATAATTGTGGTTATATATGTGGTAAGAAAAATTATTTGCATAGTGAAATAATTGAACACAAATTTGATGGCGAGTTATATATAGATCATATTAATAGAATCAAAACTGATAATAGAATAGAAAATTTACGACTTATTACTCAAAGTGATCAAAATAAAAATCAATCTAAAAGAAAAAGAAATGTCAATTTACCATCTGATTGTAATATTAAATCAGAAGATATACCTACGTTTATTTGGTATATCAAAGAGAATGGAAATCATGGTGATAGATGGTGCATTGAAATAAAAAATAAGTATTATTGGAAAACTACTTCTAGCAAGAAAATATCTACTAAATGTAAATTTGAATTGGCTAAAAAACATTTAAATAATTTAATAAAAACAAATATTGATTTATTTAAAAATCATTCTATAAATGGTGAATTATCTAATATAGGTAAAATTTTAAAACAAGAATATATAGATATATTAAAATTAGTTAATATTGATTATAATGATAATGAGAATAATAAGAATTATTTAGAACAAGATTTAACAGGATTAAATGATAATGAAATACAGATTCTTAATGAAATTTAATTTTATGTAATGTTTTAAATAAAATCAATATGGAAAATAGTTAAAGAGTTTTAACTATATAACATTATGATGAAGACGAGCGTGTCATAAGGAAAGCTTATGACACGACAAATAGAGAACAAGATAAATAAAATTGGTCTATTATTAAATTTATTTATGATTTACATCTATATTCGTTTAAAATCTTATTTAAAAGTAATATTTATAATATATTATAAATATAAATATAAATATTAAAATATGTCACAAATGATTCAACCTAAGTCAATTAATTTTAAAGAATTAGTTAAAAATAGCACAAGTACGTTATCACTTGATTTGCAATCTAAAATAGTTGATAAACTTAATAAAACATTTGACGAACAAGAACAGCATTGGTACGTTGCGAATTTGTATATGTATATGAATTATCATCCCACAAATGATTTTCCGATTAATTTAGAAGATGTATTTAAGATGATAGGGTTTGCAAACAAAGGTAATGCGAAAAGAACATTGGAAAATAATTTTACTAAAGATGAAGATTTTAAAAGCTCATTTCTCCCAACGGAGAAACGAGAAATAGGTGGATCCTTAAATGAACAGGTTATGTTAAATATAGATACATTTAAGAATTTATGCATGATAGCAAAGACAAATAAAGGAAAAGAAATTAGGAAATATTATGTAAAATTAGAAAATATTTATAATGAAATAATTAAAGAAGAAATCCAAGAACAAAAGATATTATTAGAAAATAAAGATAAACAATTAGAAAATAATGGTGAATTGCAAAAACATAATCTATTATTACGAGAATATGGTAATTCGAAATATTATATAGTTTATTTAATAAAAGTAAAAAGTATAAATGATAAGGCATGGGTGTTAAAAATAGGAGAAAGTAGAATGGGAATAACGAATAGATATAAAGAACATAAATCAAAATATCCTGAATGTATTATTTTAGATGTATTTTTAGTAAAACGTTGTAAAGAATTTGAAAGATTTTTACACCAAAACTTAAATGGATATAGATACAAACACTTAAGTGGTCACGAGAATGAAAATGAATTGTTTTTAGTAGGTGAAGAACTAAGTTATAGTTATATAATAAAGTTAATTAATGATAATATTAAAAATTACAATGATGATTTATTAGAAGTTCAAAGCTTAAATTTAGAAGTTGAACGTTTAAAGATAGAAAATAGAAGTCTTCAATTACAAAATAATAATAGTAGTAGTACTGATAAAATACTGGAGAATTTATGTAATGAAATTATAAATTTAAAAGAATTTATAAAAGATCAATTTAAAAACATTGATGTAAAATTAAATTTAAAACCGACAAATAATTTTGGAGAAGATTATCATGCAAATGGACCAAAGGTTCAACAGATAAATCCAGATACGTTTGAGTTAATTAAAATATACAGAAATGCTACAGAAGTAATAAATACATTAAAAATTCCAAGAAGTAGTCTTACAAAAGCAATACGAGAAAATACAATTTATAAGAATTACAGATGGTCTTTTGTAGAAACGGATCAAGATGAAAATATAGTAAAAATTAATCAAACACGAGAATTAAAGAAACTTCAAAATAATGGGTATATTGCTAAATTAAATAAAGAAAAAGATACAATTTTAAATGTATATTTAGATAGAAGAACAGCTAGTATGTTAAATAATTATAATAGTGTTGCGTATTTGGATGATTATGTAAAAAGTGGAAAACCAGTTGGAGACTACTACTACGTTTTATATGAAAATTGTGATAAAGAATTACAAAGATTATTTCTTGCAAAGATTGGTAAAACTGATTTTATATTGTATAAAAATGGTGTTGGACAATTTGATAAAGACAATAATTTATTACAAGAATTTACATCAAAATATAACTGTAAAACAGAATGTGGAATAGGTGATAAATCATTATCTAAAGCGATAATAACAAATACTATGTATAATGGATATTATTATAAATATCTTGAAGAACGATTAATACTATAAATTAGCGTTTTAATTTTTTAGATTGTTGAATTCTAACATGTTTTGAACTATAACAAGAAACTTTTTTCCCTTTACTTTTATTAATTTTTGGTTTAATAATGTCTTCGTATTTGTAGTATTCGCTGTATTCATCGTAATAATTCATTTTATATATTGTATATATAAAATTAAGTTTTAATTCATTTATTTTAAATTAACGGTTTGGTTTAAAAATAAGTTTTCTTTTAGAACAAATAATGATATTAGGTATTGATTTTGGGACATCAAATAGTTGTTGTTCATATTTTAGTGGAAAGGAAAACAGGGTAATTACAAATGAATATGGTAATGAGATATATCCTACATGTATAGCGTTTAATAAATATTCAGATGAGATACTTTACTCTAATTCGGCGTATGATTTAAGTTTAAGTAAAGATGTGACAGTAATTAAAAATATAAAGGGGTATATAGGGTCACTGTCAGATGTAACTGATATAGAAGAAACTGAGATAGAAATAATGTATAATAATAGTTTAAAGAAGTTTACAATTAATGAAATTGTGGTTTTGTATTTAAATTATTTAAAAAATATATCAGAGAATTTTACTAATGAAATTGTTGAAGATATTGTTATAACTGTTCCTGTTTATTTTTCAAATATACAAAGAAACCGACTAAAAACGTGTTGTGAGTTAGCAAATTTAAATGTAATTCGTATAATAAATGAACCAACGTCTGCTATATTGGCATATTGTTGGCAAAGTTTAAATAAATGTTTAGAAACACGTAATATATTAGTAGTAGATTGTGGAGGTGGAACGACGGATTATAGTATTATTAATGCAGATTTTGAGGACAACCTATTTGAAGTACTTAGTAGTTATGGTGACAACGATTTGGGTGGTAACGATTTAACAGATAATTTATATAATTACGTATTAGATGAAATCTATAAAAAATATGAAAAGTATCCAAATAAACTAAAAACATCTAAAATATGGAAATTATGCGATAATGTTAAAAAGCGATTAAGTTTTAATGAAAGGGACATATTATTTGTAGAAAATGTTGTGGATAGTCAAGATTTTTCAATGGTAATATCACGTTCAAAATTTTATTATATAAATAAAAATTTCTTTGACAAAATAAAAAGGGATATAATAAAAGTTACTGAAAATAAAACTATAGATGAAATTATTTTGGTAGGAGGTACAACGAGAGCACCGATATTTGTAGATATATGTAAAGAAATATTTAGAGAAAATATAAAGATAAATAATAAAATTAAAGGTGATACTATAGTGGGTATTGGTGCGGGTATTCAAGGATTTTTGTTAAGTGATATTAAAAAGTCAGATGATCAAGATTTGGTTTTAATGGATATTACACCAATGAGTTTGGGAATAAAGACTGATGACAACCGAATGTCGATAATAATATCTAAAAATACACCTATTCCAGTTAGTAGGTCCCAAATATTTACTAATAGTGAATCTAATGATACATTAATAGTACAAATATATCAAGGTGATAATCAATATGTAAAAGATAATATATTTTTAGAAGAGTTAAAACTAAATTGTAATAGAATAGATAGGGGTAATATGCGTATAGCGGTGACGTTTACAATTAATGTGGATGGAATATTGAATGTATCTGTAAGGGATATTCTATCGGAGGAAAATGAAAAAAATTTAGTTGTAAAAGAATATAAAAATGATATATTAGAGGATACTATTAGATTAAATTTGGATTTTTTAGATATTGGTACGTTAGAAACAAATTATTAATCTGTATATATAAATTATAATATGGTTCAATTAGAAGTTTATGGAGATCCTCATTCAATGTGTACTCAGAAAATTTTAATTTTATTAGAAGAATTAAATTTAAAATATGATTTGAAAAAGGTAGATTTATCAAAGGGAGAACATAAAAGTGATGAATTTTTAAAATTAAATCCATTTGGTAAAGTTCCAGCTGTGAAATATGGTTCAAGAGAGTTATTTGAATCAAGGTCGGTTTTAAGATATATTGCAAAAAATAATGTTGAAATAGATGATTTATTAGGGGATATTGAAGTTGATATGTGGTTAGAAAGTGAAAGTCAAAATTATAATCCATTAGTGAGTAAAATAATTTATGAAAAGGTTTTTAAAAAAGTATATAACAAAGATGAAAAGCCTGATGAAGAATTGGTAGATAAATTATTAAAAGATTTAGAAAAAGTATTGGATATATATGAAGATCGTTTAGAAAACGTTGGTTATATTGGTGGTGAGACTTTTAGTATTGCGGATATATCACATATACCATATACAAATTATATGTTAAGAGTTGGGTATAAAGATATGTATAAATCTAGACCAAATGTTTATAAGTGGTTAAAAAGAATAATGAAACGTGATAGTGTAAAATATATTTTATCAAATAATCATTAATAAAAATAATATAAAGCGATATTTTTTTTTTTATTTACATAATGATTTTGTATAATAATTAAACGCGAAAATGTGTTTAATTATTTTCTAATGATATATTATAAAATAAATGGCAAGTCTTTTTTATAATCAATCTATTGTAGTTTTAGATTCTACTGTATCAGCTAATGCAACATCTGGGTCTCTTGTTTTGCATGGTGGTTTAGGTGTTAGGGGTGCTTTTAATCTTAGTGGAATTACTTATATGACAAATACTAGTGTAAGTTCAAATGCTTCATCTGGTGCTTTAATTGTAACTGGTGGTGTAGGAATTGGTAATAATTTACACGTAGCTGGAAATACTATTATTTCCGGATCATTGACAGCAGGATCATTTGCTGTTAATGACTTAACTGCAACAAATATTACAGTATCAAATCTTTTAGGAACAAATGCTAATTTAAGTAATACAACAATTGGTAACGTAGTAAATACTGCATTTACTTCTGGTGGAGCTGTTATTACTAATGCAGTAATTACTACAAGTTCAATTGGAACTTTACGTAATACTGATTTTATAAATACAAATATGAGTTCATCTAGTGCAGTAATTGTTGATCTTTCATCTACTAATCAAACTAATAGTAATTTTTTAAATACAAATATGACTTCAACCAATGCAGTTGTATCACATTTATTGAACACTAACATTACTTCAACTAATGCAATTATTACTAACATTGCTTCAACTAACCAAACTAATACTAATTTAGTAAATACAAACGTTACGTCAACTAATGCTGTGGTTTCTCATTTACTAAACACAAATATTACTTCAACTAATGCAATTATTACTAATGTTTCTTCAACTAACCAAACTAACACTAATTTATTAAATACAAACGTTAGTTCAACTAATGCAATTATTACAAATATTGATTCAACTAACCAAACTAATACTAATTTATTAAATACAAACATTACATCAACTAATGCAATTATAACCAATATTGCTTCCACTAACCAAACTAATACTAATTTAGTAAATACAAATGTTACTTCAACTAATGCAGTTGTATCTCATTTATTAAACACAAATATTACTTCAACTAATGCAATTATTACTAACATTGATTCAACTAACCAAACTAATACTAATTTACTAAATACAAATGTTACTTCAACGAATGCAGTTGTATCGCATTTATTGAACACCAACATTACTTCAACTAATGCAATTATTACTAATGTAGTATCAACTAACGAAACTAATAGTAATTTCTTGAATACAAATATGACTTCAACTAATGCAGTTGTATCTCATTTATTGAATACTAACATTACTTCAACTAATGCAATTATCACTAATGCAGCTGTAACAAACGAAACTGTTTCAAATCTTGTAAATACAGCATTTACTTCAGGTGGAGCAGTTATTACTAATGTACTTTCTACAAATGAAACTAATAGTAATTTATTAAATACCAACTTTACTTCAACTAATGCAGTTGTATCACATTTATTGAACACCAACATTACTTCAACTAATGCAATTATCACAAACGTAGTATCAACTAACGAAACTAATAGTAATTTTGTAAATACAAATATGACTTCAACTAATGCAGTTGTATCGCATTTACTAAACACTAACATTACTTCTACTAATGCAATTATAACAAATGTAGTGTCAACTAATGAAACTAATAGTAATTTATTAAACACAAATTTCACTTCAACTAATGCAGTTGTATCTCATTTAGTGAATACAAATATGACTGGTACAAATATTCTTGTGTCAAATATGACTGCTGGTACAATTAATGCAAGTTTTGGAAATTATGCAACTGTTACTTCATCTCTTGTTGCATCAACAACTGTATCTGCTGGATCTGTGTATCTTTCTGGAGACATTAACGTAGCTGGTACTCTTACTGTTGTGAACATTACTGCAACTAATTTAGTTGATACAAATGTTTCTGCTGGAGTTGTATTGGCTAGTACCGTATTCTCTGCAGTTGGAAACAGTAACACACTTGGATCAATCTTTACAACTGGTGGAAGTGTTGGTATTGGATCGACTGCTCCAACTGCTACATTAGATGTTAATGGAACTGCAATAATTAGTACAAGTGTATCAAGTGGTGCATTATATTCTACTAATTTGACATCTACAAATATTGTGGCAACAAATCTTACTGCTAGCACTTTAAGTTTAACTAATGCTGCTGTTACAAATGCAACAATCACTAATTTACTAAATACTAACATTAGTTCATCTCAAGGTATTATTACACATCTTGCAACTACAAATGAAACTAATAGTAATTTATTAAATACCAACCTTACTTCAACAAATGCAATTATCACTAATGCTGCAGTGACAAATGAAACTGCTTCAAATCTAGTAAATACTGCATTTACTTCTGGGGGAGCTGTAATTACCAATGTTCTTTCAACAAATGAAACTAATAGTAATTTATTAAATACCAACTTTACTTCAACCAATGCAGTTGTGTCACATTTATTGAACACTAACATTACTTCAACTAATGCAATTATCACAAACGTAGTGTCAACTAATGAAACTAATAGCAATTTCTTGAATACAAATATGACTTCAACTAATGCAGTTGTATCTCATTTACTAAACACAAACATTACTTCAACTAATGCAATTATCACAAACGTAGTGTCAACTAATGAAACAAATAGTAATTTATTAAATACTAACTTTACTTCAACTAATGCAGTTGTATCTCATTTACTAAATACAAACATTACTTCAACCAATGCAATTATAACAAACGTAGTGTCAACTAATGAAACTAATAGCAATTTCTTGAATACAAATATGACTTCAACTAATGCAGTTGTATCTCATTTATTGAACACCAACATTACTTCAACTAATGCTATTATTACTAACATTGCTTCAACTAACCAAACTAATACTAATTTATTGAATACTAACATTACTTCAACTAATGCAATTATCACTAATGTTGCTTCTACTAACGAAACTAATAGTAATTTATTGAATACAAATATGACTTCCACTAATGCAATTATTACTAATGCAGCAGTTACAAATGAAACTGCATCAAACATTGTTAATACTGCATTTACTTCTGGTGGAGCTGTTATTACGAATCTTGTAAACACTGCATTTACTTCTGGTGGAGCAATTATTACAGATTTAGTTTCTACAAACATTACTTCAGCAACTTTACATGCATCAAGTGTTGTTAACTTTACAAGCACTGTGGATGCAGTTAATGCTACAAATGGTGGAACTTTAACTGTTTTAGGTGGAGCTTCTATTTCTAAACAATTATACGTTAATACTGTTAATGTTACACCAAGTTTAGGGGATATTTCTCAAGAAAAGAGCTTTACTTGTGCAAATGGTATTCTTAGTCCAGCAAATATTACAGGATTTGCATTTAGTAATGACATCGTGAGATCATTTAATGCTATTGTTTCTGTTGATGTTGTAAAAAGTGTTGGTACAAGCTTATTCTCTAATTATGAAATTAAGGGTCTACAATCAACTACTGGAGCTTGGATAATTAACAGCTCTTATATTGGAGATAACACAGGACACGTATTTAGTATTGATGGAAATGGTCAATTATTATACACAAGCGTTTCTCAAGGTGGATTTGCATCTAGTACAATAAAATTCCGTGCTTTAACAACAAGTTTATAATAATACAAAAAGGGGAGAACTATTATAGACTAAAATTGATAAATAATAAATAATAATAACAAAAATATACTTTTATAAAGATATATAAATTTATAAAAATATAAGTATTTGTAGGCGCAAGCCCTGTTTTGATGTTAATCGTTTTAAAGTAACTTTGAAAAATTATTTATAAATGTTGTGATTTTAAATTTGTTTAGATTTTGTCGTTTTAAGTAGTAGTGTGCTCGACGTATTAATCGATCTGTTTTTAACATATTATTAATTTCTAAATTAATACCGTTATAATCATCGTTTTTTGATGTAAAATATAATGGATAAGTTTCTCCTAATAATTCAACGACGGCAGGGTGTTTATTTACAATTATTGGAGTAGCACGTACAATACATTCTATAATTGTATTAACAGCTGATGCGTCGACTAAATTTATATATATAATATTTTCTGATAATAAATTATCATAATCATTGTTTTCTAAAAAGTCTATAAATTCCATATTATTTATTTTGTTTAAAATGTCATTATAAAAATGTTTATTCCAATTGTTATTAATAGTATTATCAAAAGAGCAATTAGAAGATGTTTGGTTACTAGAACAGTTAGAAGGTATATCAATTTCACGTCGTAAATTGTGTAATCTTTGTAAATTATTTTGTTGATTTGTAGAAATATTTTGGTTATATTGATATTGTATTCCGTATTGTCTTAAATAATATAATCGAACTACATTATCTATTATGTCTTGATTATGAATTGATCTTGGTAAATTTATTTCATTTGGATTAACAATTAATTCATTTACTTCATTTACTTCATTTACTTTATAATTATTAGATTTAATTAATAAAGATTCGAGTTCTGATAAAAAAGTGTTACTTGGATAATAATTATTCATATTTTTTCCTTTTAATGAAATTTTTTTAATAACGTGATTTGTATACCCATAAGGTTTTAGAGTTTTATCACCAATTAAAAATCCCGAATAGAATTTTATAGTTTTTGGTAATTCAATATTATAAAAGGAATAAACATTTCTTAACCAACCACCTATATGGATTAATAATTTATTTTTATTGCCAACAAATTTTTTATATGAGAATGATTTAACATTTAATTCTGTAGGATGTATTAAAGCATAAACATTGATGTTTAAATTGTGTTTTTTTAGTTCAATATCAAATAAATCTTTTAAATACTTTGATAATACAAAAAGCCCTTTACAATATTTTAACGATTCAAGAAATTCTTTACAATTTAATAATTTATTACAATTATAATCACTAAATGATTCGTCAAATGTATGATGTATAAATCCTATCCAAGGATTTTTATAAGGTATTAAATTTAATATACAATTTAATTCCAAGTTCCAATGAAAAGTCCTATCTACATACAAGTCTAAAAATAATGGGCTGTTATCATTATGAAATGTTTCTAAATTTTTATAAACATATTGCCATCCTGATCTATGACATCCAGAATAATCTTCTTGATCAATATATTTTAGATTAAATAACCCATTTTTATTTGCATAATGACAAGATTCTTTTTGTAATTCGTTATTAATAATCCATTTCCATTCATTAACGTGATTGTAATCTTTATTTTGATCAAATATTTTTTCTTGTAATCCGTAATTATATTCTGAATTTACACGTCCATTTGTTAATTTGTATGAAATAATATTAACAATTAATTGTTGTAGATGTAAATCTTTTATGTCGGTTAAATTATTATATCCTTTGTTTTGAATTAATTTGTTTATAAAATCGTATATACTACTGATTAATTTATCTATATTATTTATACTATTTTTATCTTTTGGTTTGTTGTATTTTATACAATTAATAAAATTAGATATATTGTCATTAAAATTTTTATTTAAAATGTTATTATTAATATAATTTAAACGAGTTTGTATATTTTTGTCTTTTTGTAATTGTTTATACATGTATAATAGGTGATTTAAATCTAAATCAAGTGGTATATCTTTTTCATTTTTATCAAGATCATATTTATATTCCCATTCTAATTCATTTAATAAATTTTTAATTTTACGCGTAGTATAAATAGGTATTATAGGTGTATTTGTATAAATTGAGAATAAACAAGCATGAAAACGCATAGGAATTGACAAGTCAGCTAATTTAAATATAGATAAAATGTCATTTGTACACAATTTATCATTTATAAATGTTATATTATCATTGTTATTTATATTTATAAGAATGTCATTGTGTATAATAATGTCATTTTCGTTTGTATTAATAGATGATGTGTTAAATGGTAGAAATACTATATGATAATTTAGGTTAATTAAAATTTTACAAAATTGTGATAATTTAGTAATTATATTATTATAATTTGTGATGTAATTTTTATTATAAATATGTCTAGATAAACTTAATACAACAATGTGTTTATTGGTTTTTTTTACATTTTCTAATTTTTCTATATAATTATTTATTATGTTATTTTCGTCTTTTATTGTTTTTGATGTGATAATTTGAGATGGTTGATTTAAAATCAAGGATATATCAGGAAGATAGAATATTCTGTCTTCAAAAAAGTATTTTTTAAATAGATTTAAATCAAAAGTTGTTCTTAAAAAAATATAACTAATAATATTTAGTTTATCAGATGTAATTAAGGTTTCAACGTATGGTAAACCTACGGAAACAGCTAATATTAAGTTATTTGTATTAATAAAGCGTTTGTATATTTTATCTAAAAAATAATTGTTTAAAACATCTCCTCCACCTAATATAATAATATCACGCTCGTCAAAATGTTTGTTATGAATGTGGTCGCAATCTAAAAAATCACATGAATATTCTGAATTTAAATAAGTGTTTAATATTTGTAAAAAAGATATTTTATATTGTTCGTCACCGGCATTATAATGATTATAATACCCAATGATTTTTAAATTGATCATTATCTCTTACACTATATAAATAAAATAATTAAATTATAATTAAATGAAAAATATAAAATAAATATAATGTAAAAAAAAAATAAAATGAATTTTAATTTAAATTAATTAAAATTAAAATTCTAAATTAAAATTCTAAATTAAGATTATAATATAAAATGGAATCTATTATAAAAAATACAGGTAGTGAAAGATATACGGTTTTTCCGATTAAACATCAAAATTTATGGAAATTTTATAAGCAACATTTAGCAACGTTTTGGACAGTAGAAGAAGTTAAATTAACTGATGATCTTGTAGATTGGAATAATAAATTGAACGCGGATGAAAAACATTTTATTAAAAATGTTTTAGCATTTTTTGCAGCAAGTGATGGTATTGTTAATGAAAATTTACTTGTTAATTTTTATAATGAAGTCCAGATTCCAGAAGCACGACAATTTTATGCAGTACAAATGATGATAGAAGCAATACATGGAGAAATGTATAGTTTATTAATTGATACATATGTAATTAATACAGAAGAAAAGTCTAGATTATTTAACGCAATTGAAACTATACCAGCAGTTAAAAAGAAAGCTGATTGGGCTATTAAATGGATAGGAGAAGGAAGTACTTTACAACAAATGATTCCTAATAAATATATGGAAAGTTTTTCTTTTTTACATAGTTCTAATGAATATGCAGATATGCCATTAGCTGATGAACATATAGAAGCACTCGATTACCTTGTAAAAGAACGTCCAAGTTTTGCACAAAGACTTTTAGCATTTATTTGTGTCGAGGGGATTTTCTTTTCAGGGTCATTTTGTGCTATTTACTGGTTAAAAAATAGAGGTCTTATGCCAGGACTCTCCACTTCAAATAGTCTAATTTCTGTTGATGAGAATCTTCATGTGGAGTTTGCCTCGAGTTTATATAAAATGTTAGAAAATAGATTAGATGAATCTACTGTGCATGATATTTTTAAAGAAGCTGTTGCAATTGAAAAGGAGTTTATAACAGAAAGTCTACCAGTGTCGTTAATTGGTATGAATTGTAATTTAATGAGTCAATATATAGAAATGGTGGCAGATAGATGGTTAGTTTTATTAGGATATAACAAGATTTATAATACACAGAATCCATTTTCATTTATGGAAATGATCAGTTTAGGTGAAAAAGTTAATTTCTTTGAAAATGTGGTAACAAATTACCAAAGATCTAATGTAGGAACTACAGAAGAAGATCGTCGTATTGTATTTGATTCAGATGATTTCTAAATAAAATATATTGAAAGAATTGTATGAAAAACGTGGTATATCAAGATGTACATTAAGAAAATGTATAAAAAATAATAGAGTATGTGATAAATATAAATGGAGCTATGTAAATAATAAATGATTGTAAGTATGAATTTTGTTAAAAATTAATTTTTGACACAAAAATTAATTTTATTTTATTTGTATATAATAATAATGTCAGAAAGTATTTCTACAGCTACAAAAACTATTAATACACAATTAACTAGTGAAAATTTTTTATCAAGTGAATTTGGAGGTTGGTTATCATTTAATTTTAAGATTTTATTTATGTTATTTGTAGTTTATATAATATCAAGTAGTATAATGTCTTCTTTAATGCCAATGACGCCAGTCACAGATGATAATATTGTATTTTCTCCTCCACATATGAAAGGATGTGGATGTAGAAGATGTCTTAGACGTTGTACTTGTGATAAATGTAAAATAGAAGAATTTGGTAATGATGAATTGTATGAATATAAAAGTAGTGTGTATTCTGATTATAGATCAGTGCCATTATTACCTAAAAATGATGATTTTAATAATCCAGAAAGCTTATTATTTGGACATGCAAAACGTTTTATTTATATGAAAGATGATATTAAAAACATTAATTTTGATATATATTGTAATTTATTGGTTTTAGATGGAAATGTATATGGAGAATCTAAACGAGTAAATCAAAAATACAAAGTGTATTTAATAAACGATAAAACTAAATCTAAAATGTTTTTAACAGATTTAAAAAAGGATGGTGATGGTGTTTATAAAGTAAACGTTAAAAGTACAGATGTAGATACATTAGTAAAATATAATATTATTGCAATTGTTTATTCATTAGACGATAAAGAATTACTAGTATTACAAGGTTACTTTTAGTTACTTTTAAAAAAGTTACATCAAAACCATTACTTTATTGTAAATAATGTTTAATATCAAAACAGGGCTCACCTTGCCGAGCTGAAGCTAAACTTTTAAAAAAGTTTAATCAAAAGCGAAGGTCACGCCTGCAATAACTACTACTATAATTTAATTCACTTGCAGGCGTGACCATCACCTCTTTTTGTATTACTTTTTCTTAAAAAGTAATGTTAGGGTCATATCTTAAAGTATTTGTGTCATATTTTGTGAAAACGAGTCCGTTGGATATTTCTGGTATATCTATAGTGTCGCCACTAAATAATTCGTTCCAATTTGATGTTTTAAACGGTATTTTGACTCGATTTCTAGAGTCATTAATTGTATAATATTCTTGTTTATCACTTCTACCAGGATATTTGTCTCTTGCAAAAACGGGATATTGTTCTCCATTACTAGATAAATAACCTATCATTTGGAATTGTTGATAACTGTCATAACCTCTTTGATTTAATCTACCACCGCCATAAACGTTTTCTGGTGGAGCTAATGGGTTATAAATTTTATTGAGGAATTTTTGTTGTATATTTGTACTATTATTATTAGATAATTGTTGTAAATTACGATTACACATTTGTTTTTCGACAGTGCAATTATATAATTCTTTATTTAAAGATGTAATTTTATTTTCTAGTTGGTTGTGTGACAATCCTCGATTTAAATCAATGTTAGTCATTGTATCTTTTGATTTTAAAGCGATATATATTAAATAAACTATTAAACAGAATAATATAAATATATATAAATTTAAATCGGAACGATTAAAACAAATATTTGGTTCATCCATATTATAATATAAGAATATTTTAAAATTTAAAATAATGAGTTTAAAATTTAAAAATAATTGATTTTATTTATCAAGATTGAAATATAAATAATGACAAATAATAATTTATATAATTATGATATACATACAAATTATGAATTGATTGTCCCTAAAAAAACATATCGAGGAAATGGGTTATCTGGATTGATTAATTTAGGTAACAAATGTTTTTTAAATTCTGTTTTAGCATGTTTAAGTAATACGTTAAAATTAACTGATTATTTTTTATCAAACAAATTTAAAGAGGATGATCCGGAATATTTAAATAAACGTAAGCCGGAATATTTTGTAATATTGAGTTATTTAAATATTATAATAAATGTATGGGAGAAAAATCAGATATTAAAACCGAGAACATTTGTTGAAAACTTGAGTAAATTTGTTAAAAAATATTATACTTATGAACAACAAGATTCACATGAATGTTTGATGTATATATTAGAAATTTTTCATAAAGGTCTTGCGTATGAGATTGAAGTAGAAATTAATGGTGAAGTAAAGACAGATACGGATTTATTGGTAAAAAAGTCATTGGAAAATTGGAAAGATTTTTATGAAAACAGTTATTCTTATATAGTTGATATTTTTCATGGTATGTTTTATAATAAAATACAGTGTAATAATTGTAATGTTATAGAAAATGTTTTTGAACCATGTAATTCAATTTCAGTAACGATACCTGAAAATGGAACAGTTGATTTAAAAACGTGTTTGGATAATTATTTTTGTTCAGATGAAGTGATTAATACTTGGAAGTGTGAAAAGTGTAAGAAAAATGGATGTAATAAGACGATTAATTTATGGTCTTTACCAAATTATGTAATTATACATTTAAAAAGATTTACAAATTCTGGTAATCGTATTGATACAAATGTGGATTTTCCAATAGATGATTTAAATTTAACTAAATATATATCAGGTGATAAAAAAGATCCGAATAATTATATATATTCGTTGTATGCTGTTAATTATCATTCTGGAAATGCAAAGTCTGGGCATTATTGGAGTGTTTGTAAAAATTTAGATAATAATTGGTATAAGTATAATGATGCGGATGTAAGTGAATTTAATGATATAAATAATATATCATCAAAAGAAAGTTATATTTTATTTTATTATAGAAAATTTATTAAAAATTAAAATTAAAATTAAAATTAAAATTTTTCCCATATTAAGTTATATGATTCTTTAACGGTTTGATTTGTTATTAAGGTTTCTAGATTTAAATCTATTTGAGTAAGTTCGTTCCAAATTGTTATTTGATTAATATATAATTGAAATGACCAAAACACACTAGGTATTTTAGAAATTGTATTAGTTCTAAATGATATAAATTTATATAAAATGACATTTGGGTCATTTATTTCTTGAAACATATTGGTTAACCAGTATTTTTTAGAATACAACATATTTGATATATTATAGGTATTATTTTTAAAAGATTTATTTGTTTGTTTATTGAATTGTAATGTGTGATCGCCAATTAATAAATCTTTTCCAGATAATAGATAACATTTAACTATATTTCTAAAAGTGTCTGGAAAATAAATTGATGTGTCGAAAAAATTAAAAATAAGATTATTTGTTGCGTATTTAACACCTAAATTCAACAAATACCCTAAAGGTAGTATTTTTGAATCTGTAATAGTATTTTTATTTTGTATGTTTACGATTTTAATTCTTTTATCATTAGGTATAACGCCTTTTAATTTTTTTTCTATATTTAAATGATCAATTACAACTAATTCTAATTTATCCATTGGATAATCTAATTTTAAAAATGTATGTAATAAATGTATGAATTTTGGAGCATCACTAATTATACAGATTATACTTATACTTGGTAATATAATATATTTTTCAGATGGAGATTTATTTAATAATTTACTATCAAAATGGTTAATTGTTTTATTCCAGTCTAATGAATTTATGTCTAGTAATTTTAATTTATTAAATGCTGTTTGACTATAATTGATTAGTATATCATTTTTTTCTGTTTGTAATGTTTTTTTACAATTATATTTATCATATGGGAAATGTATAAAATGGTCTATTTTTTCAGAAAAAAACGATTGTGTAATACCATAAAGATTAAATGTGTTTAAGATTGGTATAAATTCAGAAAATGATTTGCAAGTTTTTAATTTTTCAAGTATATTACCAATTATTTTATTATTAATAATAAAGTGGTTTGAATTTAAAATTTCTAATTTAGACCAATGTACATCTTCATTATTAAATAGGTATTTTTTTACATCATATTGTAATGTTAAAATATCCCAGTCATTAGGAGGTTCTGGTAAATTTTGTATATTGTGTACAATAATGTTTTGATCAGATAAAATACAAATGTTTTCGTTAGATTTATTTTGTTTAATTTCTATTAAGTTTTGTTTTATACATTCTAAAATAGTTGTATTTTTCAAGGTTTGGGTTTTAAATAATTGTGATACTTTTTGTTTATTTATTTTTCTTTTAAGACGTTTAAAATTTTCAGAATGTGGTTGTCCAATTAATAAAAAAGATGTACTATTTGTAATTGAATTCTTCATTTAAATATAATGATGAATTTAATAAAATTTTTTAGGCGTAATCGTTTAATTTAATTCTAATTTTTTTGTGTTAACTGGATTTTTTGTTTCATCATATACAACTGGGCGTTTTGCTCTAATGTCTTCGTATTTTAAACAGTAATCTTGATCTTCTTTACAAGTTTTGGGGTTTAAATATAACCATTTAGCAAATTCATTTTGAGCATTTGGGATAGTTGTCCAGGGCATTGTAAAGAATTGTCTTTGGGAATTCATTTTTCCAAAGACGTCATTTACATCTTTATATAGATTATTATTAAAATGTTGATCTATTTTTTTTTTAATATCAGGATTTGATGTGCTACAAGCTGGTGGTCTATCAGTTATAGATTGTGTTTTTGGATCAATATTTAAATAATCTTTCATAGTAACATTCATAAAAGGATTATCTATTGTTGGTTCTGTACAATTTGCATCAGTTGGTTCTAATTTTTCGATTAATCCAATGGTTTCACGAGGTACTTTACTGTCAGAATTAATTTCTATTTTATTGGGATTATTTATAAATAAATAATAAGTTATTAATAAGGCACCGATGAATATAGATAAATATTTTATATCATTGTGATACAAATATAGAATTATTGAAAGATAAAAAGAGAATCTTACAATAGAATTAAAACGTTCTTCTAATGTTTGATCTTTTGTAGGAAAAAATTCTGTTAAACGATTAGAATTCCATAAGATATCAGTTTGGTTATACCAAAAAGGATCTGAAATTTGTGTATTCATTATAATATATTAATATATTCATTTAAAAAAAGTTTTTCATAATTACATTACTTTTTTAATTTTAATTTTTATTTGTTGTCTTGATTTGTGTTGTCTTGATTTGTATTGTCTTGATTTGTATTGTCTTGTTTTGTATTGTCTTGTTTTGTATTGTCTTGTTTTGTATTGTCTTGATTTGTTGTATTAGTTGTAGTTGGTGTATTGTTTTGATTTGTTGTATTAGTTGTAGTTAGTGTATTGACTTGATTTGTAGTAGTAGTTTGAAATTGATTTAAAATATTTTTAGCTTGTGATTCTAATAATGATTTATCAATTTCGCCTTTATTTATTTTATGTTCTATTTTTTTAGTAACATTATTTACTAAATTTTGAATTTGATTATTTGGTTTACCAGACATCATAGATGTTAATAATGTTAAGGGGTCGATATTTTGATTTTGTATATCTGCACTTAAATCATTTGCTATATTCATTAATTCATTATTTGACATTAGTGATTTAAAAACATTATCTAATCCGTTTAAGTTGGATGGATTATTAATTAAATTCATAATGTTATTCATACTCATATTATTGTTATTTGTATGTTGTGAATGACTATTATTATTTGTATGTTGTGAATGTCGATTATGTTTTTTCTTTTTATTTTTAGAATTGGTTGGTTCTTGGGAGACCTTTTGTAGATTTTCTATAAAAGATGTTAAATTTTGTCCGAATTCTGTAGTATCAGTTTGTCTACCGAATTTTAAAATAAAACAAGACATATATAAATTATATAAATAAGATACAATGGTTTTTTTTGTATTTTTATTTTCATCTTGAAATACATTGAATTCTAGGATATTATTAAATAAGGTAATATTATTTAAGAAGTTATAATCTGATGATTTGATTTTATGTTTTCCCATAATAATATATGATAGATTACTTTCATATTGTTTTAAAATATTATATGTGGTTTCAGAAAAATTTAAAAGTGTAATATCATCGTTTAATGTGGTACTGAAATCTCTTAATTTATTTATATATTCATTATTGATATAATCAAAGACTAAATCTAATTGTGTAATAAATGATACTAGTGTAGAGAGGATTTCATTTTTAATTAATGGATTTAGGTTTTCATTATTAGATGATAGGTTTTTATTATTAGATGATAGGTTTTTATTATTAGATGATAGGTTTTCATTATTAGATGATGATTCCATTAGATATTATTATTTATTTTACAATATAAAATAGATAATAAAGATTGCCGCACAATGATTTTAAATGACTTTTTCTCCTGCTTGGATTAATTTTTGTAAATAAAGCCATATATAAGCTTTTTGTTTATCATTGATATTAGATGATAACCATATATTTTTAACTTTAGAAATTAAAATGAGATGATCAGATGTGAACCCAATATTTTCAAGATTAATATTATCAAAATTTAAAAAAAAATATTCATTACATTCAAATATATATTTTTTAAATGGATAAATGCAGTTAATGTATTGTTCGACTACTAGTCTCGGATTACTTCTTCTTATAAATTCTACAGTACTTCTGGAGAGAATGATATCTGAACGGAAATCTATAAAGTTTGTTTCTAAATAATCTAAAAATTGATCTAAAATATCATTAAAAATTTTTATTTGAACAATTTTACTCATATTAAAGTTAATAAATAAAAAAAACTTAATTTTTTACCGATAATATGAAATATTAAAATATTAAAAATTTTTAAATTTTTATTTAATACTTATATCAAAAAAAAATTTTTAGTTTTTATTATTATTTCGTTAAATGATAAAAACTAAAATAAATATTTTAATTAATTAATGTCTGATAAAAGTATTAGTACAAAAAAATTGTTATTAAATGAAAAAAATAAATATTTAAATGACATTCGCCATGAGATTAAAAAGAAAAGGTTAATTTTTGATGAAAGCAAGGATAAATTTGGGTTAGATGAGTTTACGCAATTGACAAAGGTAAAAAATACATCGGAAATAAAGGGATATCCTTTTAGAGGAAAAAAAATGAAAATTAAGAATACTCAATTTGGTATTAAAATTGTTCCAATAGAAACTAAATATGAAAAGCATGAACATCCTTGTAATCTTGAAAATTTAATATTAAAAGAGTTGACTGATAAGTTAGTTAATACAAATATATCGCCTCACATAACATATTATTTAGGGACACAAAAAATAAGTAATAAAAGTAAAGCTTTAAAAATGTTGAATTTGAAACGTTTAGAAGTTGAAGATAAAATTAGAACACATTCAAATATGTTAATATCGGAATATGTAGAAGGTGGTAGTATTGATAATTGGGTATTTGATGTTTATGAAAATGATAAAGAAATATCTGATAATCAATGGAAATCAATAGTTTTTCAGTTAATATATACTATATATATAATTCAGCATTATTATAAAATGATGCATAATGATTTTCATTATGGAAATATATTAATAGATAATTCTATAAAGGCTTCTGGATATTTAGTATACGATATAGATGATAAGCGTTTTTATATAAAGAATACTGGTATAATACCTAAATTATGGGATTTTGAATTTAGTATGGTGTATTCAAATAATATAAAGGATTGTTATGCTAATAAATTTATAATAGGATCATATGAGTATGATAAAAAGTTACATAAAACTATAATAGATGATAATGATAATGATAGTAATTCGTCTTTAAAAACAGAAGATTTAAATGTTCCATTTAATTATAATGAAATGTATGATGTGCATTATTTTTTAACATCATTGTTAGATTTGTATATTTCGCAAGAATTATTTGATTGGGTAATAGGGCTTTATCCAAGAGAATTAATTCCAGATGAAGAAACTTCATCTAGTGAAAATTCATATACATCATCGGAAACGACGTCGACATCTAATAAAAAATCATTAATTGGAAAGTTATCTAAATTAAGTGTAAATTCAAGTACAACAGAAAGTACAACAGAAAGTACAACGGAAAGTACAACGGAAAGTACAACGGAAAGTAATATGGAAAATAATATGGAAAGTAATAATAGTTCAATATTAGAAACAAAATATTTAAGTAATGGAAGATTGATAAATGGTATAGAATCAATGTTTAAATTACCTAAGCCATTAGATTTAATTAGAAATAATTTTTTTAACGAATTAACTATTAAACCACAAGATTTTAATGAAAAAGATGCTATTTATTTTAAATCTGGGGTATAATGCGCGTATGTATTATATTTTTTTTATTATATAATTATAAAAAAAATGTCAATGTCTACTAGGATAGATGAGTTACCGGGTGAAATGGAATATTTAAATGATCTATCTCAAATTCAAGATGATATAAATGAAAATCCTCGCCAAATAAATGAAATGGAAGATCAGAATGGATCAAATGTAAAAATGAATATTAAAAAACGTGTACGTTTTAAGGATAATGATAACGATAATGATGAAAATGACGAAGAGGAAGATGAAAGTGATTTAATTCAATATTTAAAGTCGCAATTTTCTGAAGAAAATATTTTAATTTTTGTATTATTAATTATTTCATCAAGGTCGGATTTTGATAATTATATGACAAAATTGCCATTTATTAGTAATTATTTATTAGAATCGTCTATTATGACGACTATTTTAAAATCTATTATGTTAATAATTATTTATATATTATTTAAAAGATATATATTATCAAGTATTAAAATGTAGTAACTTTTTTAAAAGTAATAAATAAAGGAATTTAAAAGATTAAATTATAATATATATATATAATTTAATTTATGGAAAGATTATTAGATAATTTTACGGAAATATTTAATAAAGAAATAAAATTACATAAAAAGATAAAAGATGATGATATAAGGTTGATTTATGGTGAATCTAGAAAAAGTTTATATATTATTGATATAAATGATATAATAAATAATAATAATGTGCATATGAACAAGACGGAATTTGTAGATACATTGGTTCCATTTATAAGATTTTCATATTATGGGTATGATTTTAATATATATTCGTATTTAAATTTTAGAACTACGGAAGAAATGAATGAAGATCATCATATAATACAAAATTTTAATGTTTTTTTAAAGAGTAGTACTTATAAAAAGGAATTATTTATAATAGCTAAATTAAACAAGGTAGGTGAGTTGTATTATATATCATATTATATTAACAATGATGTTTTAGAAGATATTAAAAAAAATAAGAGGAATTATAGGATAAATATGCTTATAGAAATGTTAATAAATGATAAACGTGAAAAAATATATAAAGAAAATAATAAAAATTTATCATTGGTTTTAAATAGAACATATAATTATGAGTTGTTTAGTAATGTATTAAGTGAAGAAGATGATTTATTAAAAAGAGGTATAAAATTATATAATTATCAGATAAATGATATTAATTGGATGAATTGTATTGAAATGAATATTAAAAATGATAGAAATATTATTAAATTTTCGTATTCACCGACATATAATGTATTAAATGATGAATGTTTACTTTATAATTATAGTTTATTTCCAACTGAGTTAATAAATGAAAAATATAAAAACGATGTGACGTTTAGATATTATGGTGGGAATTTAATATCAGAAATGGGGTTAGGTAAGACATTAATTACTTTGTATTATATTTTTAAGAAAAATGATAATATATATAATAATTTTGTGGAATATAGTGATAATTGTAATTATTTTTATAAAAGAGGTAAATTAAAGGGTAAAGTGTGTAAAAATAATTGTGAAATGGATAAGTTATATTGTAAGGAACATATAAATTCATTATTTATAGATAAGCGTGATATAATTTTAAGGAATTTATCAGAATTTAATCCATTAGATTGTGTTATAAAAAGAAATAATAGGTTATATATAAAGACGAATAGTACATTGATTATTTGTCCAAATCAATTATGTGATCAATGGTTGCAAGAATATTATGATAAATTTAAAAAGTCATATAGAATTGTAATGATAGTAACATATGATCAATATAGAAATGTTACGTTAGCGGATATATTGTTTTCTGATATGATTATAGTATCATATAATTTTTTATTAAATTCTAGATATATTAATAATACGTATAATATAAAAGAAAATGTGATAGAAGAATTTATGGAGGCAAAAACTGAAGAAAAATTAAAAGAGTTATTAAATTCACAAAAGTTTAATATATTTGATTTATTTTATTGGGAAAGAGTTATATGTGATGAGGTACATGAGATAGAAACGATGTTAAAAGGAAATGTATTACATAAATATATTGTATCATTAAAAAGTGATTATAAATGGAATATTACAGGTACACCATTTCCGAATAATTTACAAAGTTTTATAAATTTAATGTCATATAATACGAATTATTTAGAAAAATGTATGATTAATGATACTAATAATTATTCTACGGATAATTTAATAAATATGGGATTAGATGGTAATATAATAGAAAAAAGTAGTATATTATTTAAAAGGGATACAAAACAATCTATAGTAGAAGAATTTTCAGGAAATGATATTTTGGATTATGTTAAGTTATTAGATTTTACAGATCAAGAACGTTCTATATATGATAGTTATTTGGAGGGTTCAAAAAAAAAATATTCTGATTTTTTGATTAGATTATGTTGTCATCCTGAGTTGTCATTGAATACTAGGGATTTAATTAAAAATTGTAAATCATTGGATGAGATACAAAATGTTATGTTAGATTGGAATAAAAGATGTTTAGATGATGAAATGGGTAAGATAAATGTATATAAAAATGATATAGAGTATTATCAAGGTAAAATAGATGTATATACAGATATTCAAGATAATGTTGACATTGATATTGAATTATTTAAAACAAAAGTAACAACATTAAAACGTCAATTAACAATACATAAAAAAAATTATGAAGAATATTCAAGAACATATAATTATCTTAAATCTTGTATAGAATCGTTAATAAATAAAAATGAAACCATGATATGTCCAATTTGTTTAGATGATATAGATGAAGATAATATAACAATTACAAAATGTGGTCATAAATTTTGTTGGGATTGTATATATCAGACACATAATGTTCAATCATCTTCATATAATAATAATGGGTTAATAAAGTGTCCGAGTTGTAATACATTAATGTCAAATAAGGAAATATATTTATTACATGAAAGGGATAATAAAATAGATGGTGATTTGGATAAAATTATAAATGATGTTAAATCAACAAAAATAGGGAATATTATATATTTTTTAAAGACTTCACTTCAAAAAAATGATAAAGTTATTTTATTTTCTCAATGGGATGAGTTATTACATAAAATTGGTGATATATTATTAAATAATAATATAAATATTGTATATTGTAATGGTAGTGTATATCAAAGGAAACGAGCAATTACGAGTTTTTATAAAAATTCTAATATAAATGTAATATTGCTTTCATCGAGGAATGCTGCAAGTGGTATTAATTTAACAGTAGCAAACAAGATAATATTATTGGAACCAATATATGGTAATAAGGAATATCGTTATAATATTGAATCACAGGCTATAGGTAGGGCTGATAGGATTGGTCAGAAAAATTCAATAAATGTGTATAGATTTATAATAAAAGATACGATAGAACAAGATATTATAAATAATTTTATAGATGATAATAAGATTAAACAATTACAAATTACATAGTATTATTTTTTAAAATTTGAAACATTATTTTTTTAATATCTAATACTTGTATTGGTTTGATTAAAACGTCATTCATACCGATATTTAAACATTTTTCTTTAACACCCATCATAGAATTTGCTGTAATTGCAATAATTGGTGTTGTAATATTATATTTTCGTAATTGTATTGCGCAAGTATATCCGTCCATGATTGGCATATGTAAATCCATAAGAATTAATATAATATTTTCTTTAATATTAATAATTTTTTCATATGCATCTTTACCGTTATTAAATAATAAAATATTATTGTAACCTATTGAATTAATCATTTTTTGAGTGACTTTTTGGTTAATTAAATTATCGTCAACAATTATAATTATATCATTTTTAAAGTCATCATTTGTTATATATTCGTTAATTTGAAGTTCTTGTATATTATTAATTAAATTATTAGAATTTTGTTTTAAAGAATTGTCAAATGGTATTGTAAAATAAACTAAAGTACCATTATCCCAGTTTGATATTATATCGATAATTCCACCCATGAGATTTACAAGATTTTTACAAATTGATAATCCAAGGCCAGTTCCGCCAAATTGACGTGTAGTTGTAACATCTGCTTGTGTGAATGGTTCAAAAATATTACTTGTATTTTTAATACCTATACCTGTATCTTTGACTTTAAATTTTAAAAAATTATTAATGTTTTCTACTGTAATTGTGATTGATCCAATATCTGTAAATTTTATAGCATTATTAATAAGATTAGTTAATATTTGACGTAATTTAATTTGGTCACTTTTAATATTAATTGGTACATTATTATTGATATATATATTAAAGTATAATTTTTTTTGTTCAATCTGTTGTTTAAATGATAATTTAAGATTATTTAAAAGATCATGTAGATTAAAGTCTAAATATTCTAAAAACATTTTTCCAGATTCGATTTTTGAAAAATCTAATATATTATTAACTATAGATAATAGTATACCAGAGGATTCTATTATAATATTTATGTTTTCTTGTTGATCATTTGTAAGATTTTCGTTTTGTAATAAAGAAGCCATTCCTATAATTCCATTTATAGGTGTTCTAATTTCATGACTCATATTAGCAACAAATAAAGATTTCATATCAGATGCGCGTTCTGCATTTTGTTTAGCCTCAATTAATTTATTTTCTATGTTTTTTTGTATAGTTATATCTTGTATTATACCAGTTATACAATTTGTATTTATATATTTGCATTTTAACAAAATATCTTTAATTGTATTTTCAATTTCTATAGAATAATAGTGTTCAAATGATTGTTTTGTTTGAATGCATTTAGAAAATTCGTTTTGAATCAATATATAATCTGTTATAATATTTGGGTTTATTAATTCTTCAAATGTTATAATTTCTTTTTCAATATTATAAATAGTATTAAATCCTTTTGTGACAAATAATTGGTTTGTATCAATATTATATTTAAAAGAACCTATTTTAGTAATTGTTTCTGCATCAGATAATGTATTTTTTAAATGGGTTATTTTTTGTAAATTTTCAATTTCTATACTTTTATCTTGAATAAATATTAAAATATGATTTTTTATAGAGTTAAGTGTAATTTGTATATTTATTAATGAATTGTCTTTATGTTTTCCTTGAATATTTCTATCTTTACCCATAATATGTAAAGATTTTGTAGTATAATTTTTTATATTATCAAGATGTGTGGTTTTATAATAATCAGGTACTAATATTGAAATATTATTAGATATTAGTTCTTCTATGTTGTAACCAAATATATTTTGAGATTTTTTATTACAATATACTATATTACCATTTTTGTTTACTATAATAACACCATAGTATATATTATCTAATATTTTATAATTTAATTGTTTAATTTTTTTGTTATAAAACCATTTAAATAATTTAAACATGATTATATAGATATATTATTATTATTATTTATTAAATAAAAAAATGATTAATTTTGATATAATTATATTAAATAAAATGAATAATAGTGAATTAAAATTATATATATTAAATAAGATAGAGGAAATAAATGATAATTCTTTTATATTAGAAAAGGATATAGAAATATTAATAGAGAATTGTTATAAAATAAATAATAAGTTAAAAAATACATATTTTGATAATATATTATATGATATAGAATTACAATATAAATATGATGAATTTTATTTATTAAGGAATATTGATAAAATAAAATTGATATTGGATAGTTGTAGTTTTTAGTGTAAATAAATATATATTAAGTTATTTTATATATATTTATTTATATTAAATATATAAAATGTTAAATACATATCAAGATAAAGAAGTGCAAACTGAAAATAATATTAATGATAATATAAATAAAGATTTTAAGACTCATTTAGAATTTGCAGGTCAGACTTATTTAGAACATTTTGTAGATGCAATGAAATATAGTGGTAAATCTTTAAAGGCTAGTTTATGTTTTTTTATTCATGCTTTAATACCTGATACATTTACACAATCTGGGTCACAATGTATACATGAATTAAGTGAAATAATAAAAGAAAAGTATAAAGTAAGGATCGGACAATTAAGGTAATTGTATAAAAAAGTGTTTTCTAAATTTTTTGATTTCGCGGTCTTTAATTATATTAGAGGTAATCTTTTCAAAATTATTTCCTGATAATCGTTGGGTAATGTAGTACATTGCGTAAACACCGCATTCTGAATTACCATATTGGTGTTTAATATTATTTATTTTAATATTGTATTTATGTTTAAATAATTTTGAAATTTTATTTATAAATTCTTGTATATTTGTATTTGGTTTATCACCTACAGAATCATAATATTCTATTGTTTTAGATTTATTGTCAATTAAAAAAGAAACCCAATGACTTCCTGATTCTGTATGTTCATCTAAATTGAATATTATACCAATAGTGTGATATTTGTATAATTCCGACCATTTAACTTTGATTATTTTATAAAAATCGCTAGGAAGTGCGCCTAAAAATTTAAAAGATTTATAGACTTCTTGATATTGTTGTAAAACGGCATTAATATCTTTTGTATTTAACCATTGATTGAAATTTTTATTCATTTTAGGTTTAAATGTGAAATATTTAATTTTTTCTCTTAAATTTAAGTCGTCTATTTGTTTAATAAAATCTAAATCTATCCAACAACTTTCATATTTACAAATTGGTTTAAGTCTATTGTATATAGATTTCCATAATTGTGATTTAGATTTATTTTCTAAACGTATTATATTTAAATTAGGGCAGTTAGATTTTTTACAAGTTTTATTGTGTTCGATATATATATTGAATGCATTAGCTATTTCTTTTAATTCATTTAATGTAAAACATGTCCAATGGGTTCTTGTTGATATATTTGGGGCACAAGTATTTTTATTAACCATTCTATATATATAATTTAAATAAAATTTAATTTAATTTTAATAAAATTGAATTTAAAAATTACAGCTTTTTATAAATATAAAAAATGCCAAATTACAATGAAATTTTTATGACTCAATTTATTCAAACATTAGCTCAATTATCAGCTGGTGTTGTTACAGCGGTATTTGCTGTTCCAGTTTATTCTTATTATGTAAAAGGAAACTTGTTTAGAGAATATAATGAATACAATGAAGAAATTAACGATATTAATAAAGATAAATCAAGTAACGTTAATCACGATGATAGATCAAGTGATACTGATGTTGAAGATAATGTTGAAGAAACAGAAACAGAACAAGAAGAAGAGTTGTAATTAAATTTAGATATTTATATATATTTTATATATATATATATATATTGGATCAAAAAATGATGATAATCTTAATAATTGGGGTTAGTTGATAATATAGGTGTAATATGCGGAAAAGAACAATAAATATAAAGATTGAAGTATTCCATTGATCATTTGTACACGAATATGCATGGAAAATGAAATTGATTTTAAATATAATTTAGTAAAAGATATATTAAATTTCGTTCAAAATTTTGATTTAAAAACAATAAATATTATAAATTTATAAGAAATCATGGATAAAAAGGTAGCGCTTATCACGGGAGTTGGAGGACAAGACGGAAGTTTTTTAGCAGAATTATTATTAGAAAAAGGATATATTGTACATGGTGTTATTAGACGTTCTGCAACGTTTAATACTCAAAATATTGATCATATTTTTAATAAACTTCATCTACATCATGGTGATGTTACAGACAGTATGAATATTTTTAATATTATATCAAAAGTTAGACCGTGTGAAATTTACAATCTCTGCGCCATGTCACATGTGAAAGTGAGTCATGATATTGAGAATTATACTTTTCAAACAAATACACTAGGAGTGCTTAATATCTTGCAAAGTGTTAGGAATTTAGGAATGGAAAAAACATGTAAGATATATCAGGCATCAACTAGTGAAATTTTCGGCAATATTACAGATGGTAGTTTTAAATTAAATGAAGATTCTCCTCAAAATCCTTGTTCAGTGTATGCTATATCAAAATATGCGGCTCAACAATTATGTAATATGTATCGTGATGCGTATGGGATGTTTGTTGTAAATTCTTTACTTTTCAACCATGAAAGTGTACGTAGAGGTGGAACTTTTGTTACAAAAAAAATTACTAATTATGTTGGAAAATATTATAAAAATAATGTAATTAAACCTTTAGAATTAGGTAATTTAAATGCTAGACGTGATTGGTCTCATGCAAAAGACATGTGTTATGGAATATTCTTAATGCTTCAGCAAGAAAAACCAAAAAATTATGTTTTATCTAATGATACAACTCATTCAGTTCGTGAATTTGTTGAATTAGCATTTAAAGAAATTGGTGTTGAAATTGTGTGGCGAGGATCTGGTGTAGATGAAATAGGTGTTAAAAAAGGAACTGAAAATGATGTAGAACCACAAGTAATTGTAAAAGTTAATCCAAAATATTATCGTGATATTGATATAGAATGTTTAATAGGAGATTCTTCAAGAGCAAGAAATGAATTAAAATGGTTACCAAAATACAGTTTTAGAGATTTAGTAAAAGAAATGGTTCAATCAAGTTTAAATTAAAGTTTAAAGATTTAGTAAAAGAAGATTAATTCGTTAAATATAATTTTTTTAAAAATAATTATATTTATAATAATGGAAAATATCTATTGTATTTGTTGTAATAATGTTATGGATTATTTTTTAATATTATCGGAAACGAATAGTATAAATGTTTGTAATAATTGTTTTCATTTGCAGAAGTCGGAAATGTTGATTAATGATTTTAGGAAATTGGTACATTATGATGAAGTGAAATATATGAAATTTATATTAAAGATTATTAATAGATATAAAAATAATTATAAAATAAATATTTTAAATATTAATGATAATGATACAAATTTGTTAGATACATTGTTAACGAATATGATAAATATTATAGGAATACCAAAGACATATATAAAAACGGTATCTTTATCGTTAAATTTTAAACCTAGTTATTTTTCTAAACATAAATGTTATAGGGATACATTATGTGAGCGTAGTATTGAATATTTAAAGACTGATTATAATTCGTTTGATATAATAATTTTGAATACAACATTGTTAACAACTGGGAATCCGAATGAAATTTTAACAATGTGTAAGGACTTGTGTGATTTAAATACAAATATATTTGTAATAAATTATCATTCAATGAATCCGATAGATTATTTAGTAATAGATAAATTTGCAAAAAATTTATTTACTACGAATTCTTTAAAACGTTTATGTACAAATAATGGGTTTGAATTAGATGATGTACAGACTGATAATGATAATAATAATAATTATATATTTTATAAAATAAGTGTTGGTAAACGAGATAAAGTATCGCAAAATATAGTTTCATTATTGTATGATGAAATGAATATAAATGTATATAATATTGAGGAATATTATAGGACTAATAAGGAATGGTATAATATATTGTATGAAACTAATAAAATATTAGATAGATACAAGTTAAATAAATATGAGATTATATATATATCACGATGTAAGTGTTGTGAAGGAGATAATTTTTTGTATAATAATAATAAAATTAATTATAAAATTAATGATGTAATAAAATTACAAGAAATTATAATTAAAAATATAAATAAAAATATAAATATAAATAAAAAGTTTATGTTTATTATATTTAATTTAGACGAATTTTATTTAAAAAATATTTTATCGAAAATAAAGATTAATAATATGAAATATTTAATATATGATATAAAAAATTTAATAACTCATCCGATTAATGTTAGTGATTAAAGTTTAAAATAAATATTTTAATTCAAAATTAAATATAAGTATGATACATTTGCCAGTAGAAATATGGTTTGTTATATTGAAAGATATATCATTACTAGACTTGAGTAAATTAATGTGTGTGAATCGTTATTTATACAAGTTAATTAGTTGTAATAAATGGAAGTTTATAGATAATTTAGATAATGAATCGTGTAATTTAATACCAAAGACAAGGGAGACATTTGAGAATTTTAAATTAGTTGTAGATTGGGTTGGTATATTATTAGAAAATAAGTCTAATAAAAATTATATACCTGATTATGTAATTGAATGGATTGATGATAGAGAAATATTAAAATATATGTGTATTTATCAAAGTTTTTCTGAATTGATAATTAGAAAAATGTTTGAAAAGATAAATTGGAAATTATTATTACTTTATCAGTATAAAATACCATTAGATTTGATATATTATATAGTAGAAACATATGATTTATTGGATGAAGATTGGAATTTGATTTGGTTAAATGAAAATTTAGATTTAAATTTTATTACAAAATATATAAACAAGGTTCGGTGGCACGTGATATCTTCGAATAAGGAAATAATATCGATTGATTTGATAAAGAAATATGGAGACAGGTTAATTATACATGAATTGACTAAACATGGTATAAATGAAAGGATAGTTACACATTATTTATCAAAAATGGATATGATATGTTGGACAAATGTATCACAATTTACAAAATTATCTATGGAATTTATAAGGCGACATATAGATAAATTAAATTTGCAATTTATATTAAATTATCAAGCGATAGATGAATGTTTTTTGGAGGAGTTAGTAGAAAATGTTGGTGATTTTGATAAGCCGATGTTTTTTCAATCAGTAGCGTTAAATCAAAAATTATCCAAGAATTTTATATTAAAATACAAGGGTGATTTATGTATAAAAAATTTAATTAGAAATAAAAAGGTATTAAGAAATGACATTTGCATTACTTTTTTAAAAGGCTTCAACAGTTAACAAATTCTTTACCAACAATTACCAAACAAAATTTTAATTCGAAAAAATTGAATTAAAATCTATAAATATATATATCAAATGCAAAATGGACAGTGGGTCCCTCATCAGAAAGCTTGTGCATTTTATGGAGTCTCGAAAAATACACTTCGATCATGGGCAGACTCTAATAAAGTTGTCTATAAAAGAAAACCAAGCGGTCATCGCATTTATCTTATATCTTCTAACTGCGTTGAAACAACTGAACTTACATCACAATTTCGTGAAAATATTATTTATTGTCGAGTTTCATCTAGTAAGCAGAAAGATGATCTTGATAGACAATGTTCATTTCTCCTTGATAAATATCCAGGTTCTAAAATCATTAAAGATATTGGAAGTGGACTTAATTACAAAAGAAAAGGACTTCTTAAACTATTGGAATTGTCTAATAATAAACGTGTTAATCAAATCATTATCTCTTCAAAGGACAGACTTTGTAGATTTGGATTTGAACTTATCGAATGGCAACTCTTACAAAACAATACAAAAATCTTGGTTCATGATCAAACAGACAAAACACCAGAACAAGAATTTACTGAAGACATTCTTGCCATTTTGCAAGTCTTTGCTTGTAGATGGAATGGTAAAAGAAAATACACAATCACAAATAAGAACAAAGAAAATCAAATTGAAATTGAACTCGATACAAATCAATATAATAAGTAAATGGAACAATGATTGTAGATATAGTTATAATAAAGCTATTTGTTTACTAAATGATAACGAGTCAAATAGGCCTGTTTATTGTAATACAAAACCAGAAAATTCAAATGTATTGTACCATAAAACAGAATTAAGAGATTTAATAACACCAGCTTACACTTGTTCTCGTATTCCATGGATTTTAGAAACACCAAAACATATACGTGAATCAGGTGTTTTTGAAGCTTATAAAAATTTTAAATCAGCAATCACTAATATTAAAAATGGACATATAAAATATTTTAACATGACTTATAAAAGTAAAAAATTAAATACATGGACTATAGGAATACCTAAAAGTGCATTGAATGTATATAACAATGGAGATATAGGAATATATGAAGAAAGAATAACAAATTTTAGAATAAAAACAACTGAAAAAATAAAGAAAATAAATAATGATTGTACAATACATTTTGATGGTTTACATTATTATATATGTGTACCAGAAGAACGCGAAATAAAAACAAATAATAAAAATAATTGGATATGTTCATTAGACCCAGGGAATAGAAAGTTTCAAACTATTTACAGTCCATCAGATGATAATTATACAATAATTGGAGAAAGGGCATCAAATGTACTTTATAAAAGATTATTAACTTTAGATAAGTTATTAAGTAAACCGAATAAAAATAGATTAAAAATAAAAAAATTAAGGATAAGAATAAGTAATTTACAGAATGAATTACATAACAAAACTATAAAATTTTTATGTGAGAATTACAATGAGATAAATATACCTAAATTAACAAAAGAAAATGATATAATAAAGAAGAGTACTAGAAAGATAAATACAAAAACAGTAAGAAATATGTCAGTATTAGGTCATAGTATGTTTGTAGAGAAGCTGAAAACCAAAGCTAATTTATATAACAATGTTGTAATAAATATAGTAACGGAAGAGTATACTAGTCAGAAATGTTTAAGATGCGAGAAACTGACAAAGACGTCAAGTGAGACGTATATATGTAGTAATTGTAAATTTAAAATAGACAGAGATATACTTGGAAGTACGAATATATTACTAAAACAAATGCGAGATACAGCCAACGTAGATATACGTTGCTCATTAGATTTATTAGGATGGCGAAAGCTGGTAGAGAATTCTATAAATCTGTGCCAAAAAAGTTACATAGGTAACTTTTGGTAATGTTGAAGTATCGGAACTATTTCCTAACAGTGTTGTAATGTTCTATAAAATAATCTATTGTTTTTTTTAAAGCAACATCTAATGATGTAAATTTAAAATGTGGTATATATGCTAAAAGTTCAGAGTCATCAACTGTTTTTTTATATTGACCCTCTGGAAAATTACAGTCGTATACAACTTCGCCATTAAATTCAAATTCTTTAACAATTTTATTTACAAGGTCTTTAATAGTTATTTCATCTTTAACTGGTGGACCAACTATTAATTGATTAAATTTTTTTTCTAATTTACAATTTACAAAATGTAAAATAATTTTACCTAAATCATGACTTAAAATAAATTGCCTAAGTGAAGTACCTCTTCCTTTAATTATTAAAGGTTTATTATTATTTTTAGCAATAAAACATTTATGTATTAAAGCAGGTAAAACATGACCGTCATGTAAATTGAAATTATCTTTAGGACCATATATATTTGTTGGTATTAATGATACGATTTCTATATTGGAATATTTAGTTAACAATTTAGAACCAGTATCAAGCATTCTTTTACTATAACTATATCCTTCATTACTATTATCAGGTTTTTTATCATACATTTGGTCAGATGTAAGTGGATACTTGAGATCATTACCGAACACACAAGTACTAAGTATATTAATTAATCTTTTAACTTTATATTTTTCACAGCATTCTAAAATATTTGTATTAATTTTAATATTATCTACTAACATTTTATAATTATTTGATAAATTACCATAGAGTCCTGATACTTTTGATGCCAGATGTATAACAGTGTCAAAATTACCATTTGAAAATAAATTTTCACAAGCAACTTGATCTCTTAAATCTGTTTGTTTACTACTTAAAAAAACATATTCATTGTCATTTTTAGTTGATATTAATTCTTTTATTGAAGAACCTACTAAACCTGTACCACCTGTAACTAGTACTTTCATAATAATATATAATATAGATTTTATTTTAAATTTAAACTCAATTTACTTACGGTTAATATAATAGTTCTTGCAGGCGTGACCTTACTTATCATAAAAGTAATTAAAAAGTAATGTAATTGCAAGGTAAATATGTATTGTTTTTAAGATATTCTAATATAATATTTACAGTTTGTATTAATTGTGGTTGATCTACACCAAGACCAATAGTACAATAAAATGTTAAACTATATTTTTTTACATTATTTATTCTTAGTGATTTATAATCTATATTTAAAGCTATTACACTATTATATTTTAAATTATCATTGTATATAATTTGGTTAGAATATTCTGTATATTTATTTAATATTTCGTGTTTGTTTGTGTTTTTATGATTGTTATTATTTATAAAAAATGATAAAATAGTGTATCGAATGTCGTTGTTATTATATAATAAAAATTTTTTTATATCGTTTATTTCATTGGGTTTATGAGAAATACAGAAAACGATATAATGTGAGTGTGTTTTATAGACAAGCATTTTAAATTCTGAATATATAAATGATAGGTAGAAATCTTCAAAATTATTAAATTTTATATGAAAAATGATAATATTATCAGAAACAAAAAAAAGGCAATTGGTATTTTGTTCTTTTAGTATAGTAAAATTATTTTGTGTGTTTTGTTTTATTTGTAAAAGTTTTAATGAGTGTTTGTAATTTTCTTCGAAACAATATAAATAAAAATTTAAAAGATCTAAGCGGAAAATATAGTCGTCAGTTTTGTCTATTTCAAAAGATCTATATGCATCTTTAAAAAATTTAAATAAATCTGATTTTAATATTTTACGAAATTTGTCGCCTAATCGTGTAGAGTTTTTAAGACCGTAATAATTAATCATACTTAATATTAGAATATATTAAAATAAATTGAATTTTAACACAATTCCAATTATTTTAATTGGATTATTAAATGGATTTTAGTTATATATTTAGTTTATTATCATTGGGTTTTTATAGTATAGTATATTTACCTCAATTTGTGTTGATATATAAAAATAAATCGTCGAAAGGTATTTCTATATGGACCTTAATTTTATGGACTCAAGCGGATGCGTTAAGTTTATTTGGGACAATATTATTACATTTACCTATTACTTTTGCACTTATGAGTTGGTATCATTTTGTAATAGGTGTAACGATGATTATTTTTGTAGTGTTTTATGGAGAGCAACTTTGTAATTTAGAAATATATGGATCTGGTGTATTTATATTATTAAATGTTTTAATAGGTGTTGTATTAAGTTATACTATAAAAGATTTAAATAATGATGTTGGGGGTGTTATTTCATGGATAACAATGTCTTTGTATATAATTGGTAGATTTCCTCAAATTTATGAAAATTGGAATACAAAAACAACAGAGGGATTATCAATATTGATGTATATTTTTACAATTTTAGGAAATTTATTTTATATAGGTGTAATATTTTCTAGTCCAGAATACTTAGATAAAAATATTCCTTGGTTAATTTCATCTATTTTCTCTATTTTATTAGATATTATTATTATTTCACAGCATTATTATTATAAAAACTTAAATATTAATGAGAAAAATAAATTGTTAAATTGTGTAAACGTGTAAATCTGAAAACGCGTTTGCGCGTTTTATTTTTATTTTATAAAAAAGATTTTAATTTATAAAATAAAAATATATAGATATTGTATAATAAATGTCTGAATATAACGAAAATGCTTATTATTATAAACAACAGGTTGTTATAAGGGATACAACTGGTGCTGGTTCTACAAGTGGTGGTTTAGTTGTATTGGGTGGTATATCTGGTAAGGATACATATATTACTGGTCATGTTTCGGTTAATAATGTTAAAATTACACCTAATAGAAATGATATAATTTTTGAACAACAAGCAACCCTTAGTATAACTGAAAATTTTACTAATATTACAGATTTTTATTTTGATGATTCTGTTGCAAATTCGTTTAAAGCAACTATAAATGTAACTGTTAGTGGTGGAATTTCTAAATATGCCTTATGGGAAATAAATGGTGTATATAAGCCAGCAGGATGGGTTATTACATCATCTTTTGCTGGAGATCAAACTGGTATTAATTTTAAAATAACTAACGTAGATGGGCGTGGTCAAATTCAATATACTAATTCTAATGTTAATGGAACGACTACAACTATTAGATATAGAGCTAATACTACTGCACCTCCTGGTAGTACTCCATTAGGAAGTGATTCGAGTATTATTAATAATACAAGTGGACCCTATATAGCAAATAGACTTTTATATTCAAATTCTACAGATACTATTGCTAACACTGACTTGGTATATACATCTAATGTTTTTACAATTGGTGGTACATCGAGGATTTTAGCTCAAAATGCAAATAGTTTTACCAATTTTTCAAATGGTGGAGGAATTACAAGTATGGGTGATGCGTCTGTTGCTAAAAAAATGATAGTGGGTGAAAAAGTTGGTATTGTTACAACAGCTCCACAATATCATTTAGATGTAACAGGAGATATTAATTTTACAGGAAACTTTTACAAAAATGGAAGTTTATACAGTGGATCATCAATTTGGGATACTAATGCAAACAATGAAATATTTACTACTCAAAATTTAGGTATAGGTACATCTGACCCAACTTATAAATTAGATGTTTCTGGTGGATTAAGAGTAACAGAAGCTGTTACTGCTGGAGCATTATATGTAACAAATGAACTTGCGACAAATATTTCTTCTGGAACACTTAATTTATCTACAGGACTTACATCTAGTTCTGCTAAAATTACAGATATTTCTAATACAAATGCATCTATTGGTACTTTAAATGTTACTGCTTTAACTGCTGGAAATATTAATTTTACAGGAACTTTATACGAAAATGGAACTCCTTATGTAAATTCACAATGGACAACTGGTACAGGTGGTAATTTATCTTATACAAATGGAAATGTTGGTATTAATACAACAGCCCCACTATCAACATTAGATGTTAGGGGAACAATAAATGTGTCAAGTGGATTAACAGCTGCAAATTTAAATGTATCTGGAGCAACAGTAATTGCTAATGTTACTACTGGAACGATATCAGCATCAACAATTAATTCAAGTCTTATTGCAGCAAGTACTATGACAGGTGGGACTTTAAGTTTATCAGGTGATCTTTTTGTAGCTGGTAGTTTAACTGCTGTTAATATTACAACAACAAATTTAATGGATACAAATATTACTGCAGGGGTTGCAAAAATAACAGATGCAAATATTACAACAGCTACAGTTGCAACTTTATTAAATACTAATACTATTTCAACAAATGTTTCTAGTGCTACACTAACGCTTTCAACTGGTCTTACATCTTCAACTGCACAAATTACTAACCAAAGTTCAACAAATATAAGTAGCGCAACGTTAAATGTTTCTACCGGAATTACATCATCTAGTTTACAAGCAACAAATGCTAACGTAACTACAAGTACTATCGCTACTTTATTAAATACAAACACTGTTTCAACAAATGTCAGTGCTGGTACGATAAATCTTTCAAATGGACTTACTTCAGCTAGTATACAAGCAACAAATGCAAATGTCACAAATCTAACGGTTGCGACTTTATTAACGACAAATCAAAATTCAACAAATGTAAGTAGTGCTACACTTAATTTATCAACTGGACTTACTTCTGCTAGTGCTCAAATTACAAACCAAAATTCAACAAATATAAGTAGTGCTACAATGTCGCTGTCCACTGGACTTACTTCCGCTAGTGCTCAAATAACAAATGCCGCTGTTACAACTGCTACTATAGCTACTCTTTTAAATACAAACGCTGTTTCTACAAATGTTAGTGCTGCTACGCTTACACTTTCAACTGGTTTAACAACTGCTAGTGCTCAAATTACTAATGAGAATGTTACAACTTCAACAATTGGTACAGCTCGTGTAACAACTAGTTTATTAGCTACAGGAACTTCAAATACTATAGGTAATATCTTTACAACTGGAGGAAATGTAGGTATTGGTGTGGTTAATCCTAGTTTAGCATTAGAAGTTAGTGGTAGAAGTGTGATGAAAAATGCTGGAACAGGAACGAGTGGTGCGCTTTATTTAGATGACAGTAACAAAGGTATTCAATATTCTGGTAATAACGAAAGTGTTAATAGTTATTTTGAAGGATCTTTTCCTACAGATGGTATTGCTGTATTTGGGTTTTCAGATGGTGCATTAGGTACGAGACGAGGAGGTAACAAAACTGCTTTAGTATGGAATAGTACAGGAAATGTAGGTATTGGTACAACTGCTCCAGGAAATACACTTGATGTATCTGGTACTATTCGTGCAAGCACGTCAATTACAACAGGTGCAGTTTACAGTACAAACATTACATCAACAAATGTAGTTGCAACAAATTCATCATTTGGTACAATTAATGCATCTGGTGCAACTATGGGTGGTAGTTTAGTTCCTTCGACAAATATTACTTACGACTTGGGATCATCTAGTTTAAGATGGAGAGACCTATATTTATCTGGAAATACTATTCATTTAGGTGAGAAACAATTATCATTAAGTGGAGATACATTTCAATTAGAAAATATTTCTGTTACTAGTACACAAGAAGCTACATCTACAACTTCTGCTGCTTTACTTGTATCTGGAGGTGTTGGTATTCGTGGAAAATTAAGAGTTGCTGGTACTGGATATATTACTAATGCAGAAATTACAAGTGTAACTGCAACAAATATTGCTGTTTCTAATGTAATTGCAAACAATGTCTCTACTGGTACTTTACAAGCACCAAATGGTATTACAGTTGGTAATATTAATTTCACTGGAAGTCTTTATCAAAATGGAGTAGCATATCTTGGTAGTCAATGGACAACTACTTCAGGAAATGTTAGTTATACTACTGGATCAGTTATAGCAACAAATTCACTAACTACAAATGCTAGCGTTGGAGTTTTAATTGCAAGTACGGGTTTAACTTCTGCAAGTGCTCAAATAACAAATGCCGCTGTCACAACTGCTACAGTAGCTACCTTATTAA